CCGCCTCCGACGAGGCTCCCCCGTCTTCATGAATTTTCGTTTTCCTTTTCCGAATTCATTCGAGGAGCGTTTTCCCATTCCCCCTTAGTTTACATAATGGTTGTTCTCGGAAGTTACTCCTCACCAGCAAACAGATCAGCAATACTGATAGGTGCTGTGTTGTCCTTGTGTTCCTTACTCAGATTAAACTTACGATCCATACCAAGAGACTGAACGAACTTGAGGAACTTACTATCATAGTCAATGTCAAACTGGATACCATTGATAGATTCCCCTGCATCAGCATACTCCTTACGTTGGTTAAGGATGAAGTTCCTTAGTGCCCTGTCTAGAGTCAGCACATTGATAGGGTCTAGGTCTAGCTCGGGGATATAGTGGTTCATCATCTGTACATAGAAGGCATCCTCTTGAGCGTCCATAGTGAAGCCCCCATATAGTCCATACACAAAGTGTGCTCGTGGGTTGAGGTTAGCTAGGGAACGCTGTCTTGCTTCCTCAGTCTGTGCCATAGGGGCTAACCCTCCATGAGCTTCACAACGAGTCTTACCCTCTACAGGGGGCTTACTACAGATACGACCATTCTTGATTCTGGCTCCACAGATAATGTCTACATCCTTTAGTAAGTCCTTGATGAGCTCATACTTCTTGATCCTTGCTTTGTCATACTTCATATCGTTTAACTCTTGGATAGCCGCCTCGGGGTCTTGCTTAGCTTTCCTGATGTAGTGTCTAATGTGTTCCGCCTCGTGTTTTGCCTCATAGTCTTTATCTTTCCAGTTCTTGCTCATTTGTATTCCTCCTTATTAGCTTCTGGTGTATGGTAGTGAGGAAGCGACCTCATCGGGGTGGGGGTGATCCACATTAGTACCCCTTTTAGCACTAACCCTCTTAGTCAACCCTTTGAGTATTGCCCTTTTGAGCAACCACCCTTTTGAGTCTCAACCCTTGATAATCCAACAATTATAGAGTTAAACTTCTAAGGATTGCTTTCTCAGCTCTACTATAAAGTTTAACTTTTGAGGTTTCCTTTTTGGCTGTCTCGTAAGTTCTTACTTTCAAGTTCAAACCAAAAATAAACCTTAAAATTTTAACTCTTTTGGTTGAACAGTTACACACCTTATTTTTGCTCTTTATATTCAATTATGGGAACATTCTTGTATCCCTTACAGTTATCACATTTGATCTTTACAAGAAGCTCCCCGATAGCGTCAAACTCCTTAGATTGCTTAACGTCTCCTAAAATGGACTGACAATCTGGACATCTTAACATGTTGCACCTCCTAAGTTGAACTTGCTAGGTTCATCATCTTCCATCAAGGTATAGCTCTTCGCCATCTTCTGGGTTTATAGCTACAATGATCCTTTGTTCGTGATCAATATCAAGGTATAAACCGTATTCCTCTTCAAGTGCTTGTACTCTTTCGCAAAACTCTTCAAGTTTACTCATTAGTTAACCTCCTCGGCTTCTTCACTTATTACAAACTCGGTGTCTTCTTCTCGTTCTGTTTCTACATCCTCAATAAAATCAAACATTTGAGCTTTGCTTTCTGCATCTTCTGGATTGTCAGCCTCAACAATTCTATCCACATACTGTGTGACCATGTAGTATCCTTTTACACGATATTTACCCATTCAGTTTAACCTCCCTCGATTGTCCCTAGAATTAAGCTAATCAGCATCTTAGGGTTATCCTTACAAAGCTGTCTCTCTTCTTTCATCCACATCAGTAATGGCTCTTTGTAGTGCCTTCTGTATAAACTCATTCGTTTCTGGCTCAATGGGTCAAGCCATCCTTTGACCTCTATCCAGCATCCAAACTCAGGTAACCAAAAGTCAGGCAAGTAAGACTCACCACTTGGGAAGTACAACCTTTCTGGCTCATACTCATAAGCGATCCCTAACTCAGTTAGCATCTCAGCAAGTTCAATCTCCCAGTTTGATCTGAAAGCCTCCTGCAAGGTGTTGCTCCAATACTTGTGATACTCATTTGTTGAGTGCTTTTTGCTGACTCTATGTAATTCCTTTGCTCTTTTTATTGCATCCCTAAAGGAGTTAAACTCCTCAGATGAACCACTGAGGTAATACTTACTACCAACCTTATTTATTTGTTTATAATCCATTATTGTACACCTCAATAGTTAACTAATAGATAAACTATATAGTAAACCTATTACATAACTAATTATTTAATTAAGTTTAATCTAGTAGAAAACCTAAAAGGAAAACTAATAGAGTTAAGTACTTCTTTGAGTACTCTCTTAGTGACTATATTTTTTCCTTTTTAGTTTATCTATTAGTACTGTTACGAAAAGTAAACACTTAACATATGGGGTAGATGGTCGCAAACCTTAATGTATCAAGGGTTCAAGATGTGTTTGTCCTCTTAACGTATATACCATATGTTCTAAAAATAGGTCACATTTTGTTGTTGACATGCATAAAATAACATGTTAGTATATTGATAGATTCAAAACTAGAAAGTATGACTCAGGTCATAGAAAGGGGCAAAATATTGAAGACCATCCGAGAAATGCTCATAGAGGATCGTATCAATGAGATCAGTACAGAGGTACAGTTTCAAAGGAAACTCAAGAGAAAAGCCGAGGATGACCTCAAAAGGATCAATAAGCGCCTCTCTGAGTTAAGGGATGAATGGCACGAGATGGACATTGAGCTTAAACAACATCAGTACAAGAGAGGAGAACTTTAAATGACATTTCTTGAAGAGGTAGACGGTCGCAGTATCACAGTTCGCAACATTGATTATACTATCGAGGTGCTCTCTGGAGAGGAAATTGATGATATCACAGGGGAAAAGGTTTTTGGGGTTGCTTCTGATGAAGATTCCAAGATTTACTTACGAGCTGGCATGAACGATGACAGAGCTAAGCAGGTTTTGACACATGAGCTGGTACACGCTATGTTTTTCGAATCTGGTTATACATTCAAGGATGAAGACCAAGAGGAGGAAGTCGTAGAGGCGCTGTCTCTGGTAATTCGAGATATGACCCGATCAAGAGCCCTCAGTATCCATCTAGATGATTCAGGGAAAGAGTTCTTAACCGAGTTAATGGAGGGAGACGGCGTAGAATTTATTGTTGGAGAACCAGAGAAGGCAGACCCTGATGACCCAAGGTTTCAGCCTTTGGGCTCACCAACATTCGAGGGAAAACCACTCTTTAAGGCTCCTCTATTGTTTTGCAATAATGAAGAGTTTGACCCTAACAAGCACTATAAAAAACCAAACATGAACTTCGAGGATAAGTCAAACGAAAGTAAGAACTTAAATATGTTTTTGGTTAACACCTTATGGGATACCTACACAGTGAACACATATGGGAAAAACCGTATTGATGTAGCCACCGATAATAACCTCATTAATGTTCAAGTGTATGACTTCCAAACCAAAAAGTATCAATCAGTTATGATTTCCAGTATTACTCATGTAGTACCACTAGAAACCAAGGAGGAAAACTAAATGTATACAATTATTGATTTTGAAACAACGGGTCTTGACCACACTGAAAACCAAGTTATCGAGATTGGCGCTATGAAGATTGACTCAACGGGTTATATCATGGACACATACCATAAGTATGTCCGACTCAATAAAGGGAGACAGCTTGATCCCAAAATTGTTGAGCTCACTGGTATTACTGAGGGAAAACTTTTCATATTTGGTGTAAATGAGACAACGGCTATGCAGGGGCTAGAGGAATTTATCGGCGATGATATTATCGTAGCTCACTTTGCATCTTTTGATCTTGCTTTTGCTAATAATTATGGCATCGGGGCAACACCCTTCCTGTGTACTCGTTCGATGTTCCAGATGCTTCACCCACAAGAGAAAGCCAGCCTTAAAAACTGTATGGAGTTCTACGGGTTCGAATATGTAGATGCTCACAGAGCTTTGAACGATGTAGTCATGACTCTTGACTTATTAAATATGCTTATCGGTGAAGCTAACGAGAGAGGCGAGCTTGTAAGTCATTTCTTGAACGTTATGACTGAGAAGGAAGACAGACCCCTTAAGTTTGTACCAAGAGGTGCTAAGGTTATCAGACTTTAGACTCATTAGTAAAATAGGTCTTGTATAATTGGTATTACTGTGGTAGTATTATAAGTGTTGATCATTCGTTATTCAACAAAATACACACGAGGCTGGCTCTGTGAAGACCGTCCATCTGATCGGGGTTGAGCCTCCAAGGAGGCAAAAATGTTAGAAGTAACTTCAAAACAAGGTAGAGCTATTAGAGCGTTCTTAGATGAGGTGAAGGAATTATCCTTACAAAAGAGAATTTCACAAGCGGTAACTAATCATGGTTCTTTCGAGGGTGATCTTGCGTTCTTGAATGAATTATCAATGGATGACATCATTACGGTTATCGTCACGCAGGAGTTCAAGGTAGTTTATAGCAAGTTCGAACAACATGAGATCATACTTTCATCTTTATACCTTGGTGGAGACCCTATTGTTCAAAAGTTTGCTTCATACATTATTGGTTTGAGAAATGCAAACAAGTTCTTTGGTGCCAATTATGATCATCCTCTCTTGGATGAAAAGTATATCTTTACTAACGAACAAGGTGAAGTATACGACTTTCCAGAACAGTTCATCGAAGAAGGTAAAGAATATGAGTACGTTCACATCTTCCCTTTCCGAATTAATGAACTTGATGATTTTCTTATTGAGCGTGGCTTATAAGTAAAACAAGGAGGAGCCTTTAGAGCTCCTCTTTTTCTGTTTCACGATACAGTCTGCTTGCTTCCTCGTATATGCTCATATCTTGGCGCTTACCCTGTTCAAAATCACGTTGGATAAGGCGCTTGATGTAAGTTGAAAAATATTTATGACTCAAAGCGTACTCATACAGAGCCAGCTCCATTGGATCACTTACGTTAAATGCTACAGATTTTACCTTCTTCATTAGAATCACTCCTTTTGTTGTTATTACATAGTATGACCAAGGTGATACCTTTTATACATACTTTTTTAAATTATCCTGTCACAGCAGTTCCAACGTTCTTGAGAATTGTCAGGAATATTGGAGACATCTGGATAAGTACATAACTTAAGCCAGTTTTCATGATGGTTCCCCATGCTCTTTCTGAGTTAAGCATAAACATGAAGCAGGCACCTACAAGCATTACTGAACAGACAGGCAACGAGAGAGCAACCAGAAGATCAATCAAAGGGTCAAACGCATGAGCAATTAGCTCCATTGACTTTTTGCCAACGTACTCACCCACTCCAGCTTGTTGAACCTCTTGAGCAAACGCCCCCTTAGTTACAACCGCAAAAGGGATTGCCGCCGTTAAGGTCTTCTTAATCATACCACGATCTTTCCTTGGTTTCACCTGTCGATTGTTTCCAGCCATGAATTCACGAAAAGGGATTACCTCTGTTTTCATTTGAAAAACCTCCTATTTGATGTCCTCTAAGGTGTAAATCACACTAGGGAAGTTCTTGCAAGCATCTCTAAGTTGTTTCCTTCTGTACTCAGTTGTGGTAATGAAGGTAACGACTGGAAAGTGACCCAATTGCTTTGAGACTCTTCCTCGTTTGTATAAACCCTCATATGCTTTAGCTTTCTTGCGGTTCTCCTTCATGGGCTGGGTGAGATCAACCTCTAGGGCGCTCCAGTTACTCTGGCTCTTAAACCATGCATCCATGATGATTGTGTTTTCCCCATCAGACATCTTTACTTCATTCTTCCACTGAGCAGGACAACCAGCATGGATATAGAAACTATTGCGTGCTAATATGTGGTTGACACTTGAGCTCTTCTTCCTGATCTTGTCGCACCCGACATATTCTCTTCCAAGTTTACTCAAGTAATATACACTATCGTAACCCTCACGAAAAGAGTTTAAATAAGGTTTAAGGGATAAAAGGACTTTATTACTATTACGAATACTCCCTAAGTGGTGCAATCTTCTCAGGTGATCCCTCGTGAGGAAATCAAACCTCTTCAATGATAACAGAATGCTTTCCTGTCTCTGGCTTAGTCTCAATTGGATCAACCACCTTTTCTTTGTAGTGTTTGTCAATAGTGATCTTGATTTGATCTGGCTGGATAAGGTATGTCTGGATAGTTCTCCTCTTGTCTGCTGTCTGATATAGAGCACGCCCTCTTATTTCTGGTAGTTTCTCGGCTCCAGAACTGTCAAGGGTCACCCTGCTGGCTACCTCGCTTTGAACCCTAAAGCACACTTTGGCATCGCTATTCTGTTTACACTGACGGGGAATGACATCTCCTGTGGTGTACTGGGTGGCTAATACTTGGCGGAACCCCAAGCCAGCTCCAAGGCGTGCTATTTGAGACATGTACTTCTGACATTCCTCTTTGAGTTTGCGCTCTTCTTTTGAGACAACCTCAGAAAGCTCCCCGACCTCATCAATGATAACGAAGTGGCGGTCTTTGATACCAGCTTCCTGAACACTCTTTTTGCCCTTGCCTCTTAAAGTCTTCTGAGTAGCCCTCATTGCTTCGTAAGCCTTCTTCAATGTATTTAGTGCTTCCTCTGGTTCAAACGCAATAGAGGAGGTCTGAGACATATTCTCGTATGCTCCTAGCTCGATGCCTCCCTTTAGGTCAATCAAATGGAAATGTACATGGTCAGGATTATTTCTGGTTAAGCTGGTTATAATACCGTTAATGAGGTTTGACTTCCCGTATCGAGTTGCTCCACCGATCACCATATGAGGAATGGCTTCAAAGTTGTGAAACACAGAGCCAGTATCCCTTTTAATCCCCATAGGTACTGACCATTCTTTACCACTTTCACAGTATTCAACATGGGAGGGAAGCGCCTCGTTATAAACCTTGAGAGACAGAAGCCCATCAAAGGATAACTCAACCTCCTTAGTAGCACTCAGACGCTTTCTGGTGACCTCTCTGAGGCTTTGAATGAAGTTTCTATCCAATGATACCCCCTTGAGGTCAGAAGGCTTAAAATGGCTCCTGCGGTTGTTTAAACCATCTTGGATAACATGTGCCTTCTGCTCGAAGTCTTGGAAGGATCGACCAAGAGGGAGGCGGTACTTGTATTCAGTTCCCCAAGAGTGATTCACTTTGCGTACTAACTGTGGGGTAAGAACTCGGTCACCATCCTTGACGTTTAAACCTGACAGGGTAAATATCTTGTTGATCTTTTGGGAGTCGTTCACAACTGAATTCTTTTTGAAAAAAGCTGTGGCGGCTAACCCTCCGAAAGCTGAACAAGTGAGCAACTCAATGATCATTTCTATTCCTCCTTTGAAGCGCCACCTCATTGGTCTTTACGGAGTAAAGAGTTTCAGAGATCGAGAACCCTGAGAAGCAGGCTTGAAGTGTTGACTATGCTGGGTTCCTTGAGTTCCTACTCGATGGGGTGCGCTGGTCTTTGATATAGTATAGTATGTGGTACTTGTACGTTATGACTAACAGGAACAAAAAAAAAGAACCCTCCGAGGGTTCCTGATTATCCATTATATATCTTCTTAGCAACCTCTTTGGCTTCCTCGATCGTACCGTAGGTTTTATCACTTGGCTTGCTAACAGAGCCGTTTTTGTGCTTTACATACCAAGTGTATCTCCCATTATAGTTGTAAAATATAGCCTCATTAAATTCGTTAATTTTCATTGTTCCGTAACCTACATCGTTTAGCATTTTCAACACTCCATTTCCTTATTGGTATGACTTTAGTATATATCATAGTATTACCTATGTCAATACTTTTCTCACTCAGCGAAAAATTTCGTTCAGTGAGTATAAGGACTCCACAGGAAGAAAATAAAAAAAAAAGACTCCTTTCGGAGCCTGCTTAGTTACCTAAGAATTTTTTAAGTTTTTCTAGGTGTTCGATTACCTCTTTAGTTGTATTGAAGTACATGTAAGCTGGGTTAAGGTTTTCTTTGTTTGTGTGTCTGTGTGTTACCTTTACAAGATGCTCTCCCATGACTTCGACAAGAGCCTCTGTGTCTTCCTTTCTTGTGTCTGCTGTGAAGATTGGCAAAGTGTAAGTTGTATCGTTTACCTTGTTGATATCTCCGAATGTTTTCACCGCTTGTTCTTGAATGTCGCTTGCTAATGTTTGAATGTTTGTCATTTTTAATCTCTCCGTTTCCTTTGGTATGACTTTAGTATATACCATAGTAAGACCAGAGTCAACACCTTTTTTAGAAAAACTTGAAAAACCCCTCAAAGGGGGTTCATGATGTTAGTACAAAGACCAACATAATCAGGCTGAATATAAAACCTACAAGGAATAATCCGTTTTCGTTTTTAATACCGTGAGTCAGCATACCTATCAGACCCCACACACCGAATATGATATAGACTGTGATCATAAATGATGTCGCCATATCAAGCACCAGCCGTGATAGTAAAGTTGTGTGAGTCATACAGTCCGACAAGACCTGTATAGTTCGACTTGCTGTATAGCTTGAACCTTACAAAGTAAACACCAGAGCCATGCTTCCTCAATTGGTATAGCTTAGCACTCTTAAGTGGTGTAGACCCTGTAAAGGAGCCTGTAAAGGTAGCTGTAGGGATGATCTGTGAAGATGTGCTCTTGTAGATTACAGCCTTATAGTAATACTTCTTGGAGCCTTTCTTCTCGGCTTTAAAGTCAACCGTAGTGGCTTTAGTTGTGTAGGTGTAAGCATCTACATAGACCCTAGCCTTGACACCCTTATCGGATGTGCTCCACCCACCCCATGCGGCTTGTGCTGGAGTGGCGATACTTGTGAATAATACTACTAGGGTAATACCGACCATCATCATAAGTTTTTTCATTAGATTAAGCCCTCCTGTTTTAACTTTTTCTTTAATCTAAGAAGAGTATTCGCTCCATCTTCCCATTGATCTTTTGAGACAGTCATAAAATCGTCAATGACCTCTTCGATAGTGCGTTTTACTTCATATTGCTCTGTGACAAGTAGCTCAGCGAATTCATCAAAAGGTATATCATTTAATGGTTTGTACACATCAACAAAGCGACCATAATCTCTAATTAGGAAAGCTAACTGATTCTTTAATGTTCCCCCTGTCAGAGCATAAAACTCGTTTAGGGCTTCGCTTTGTTTTTTACTTATTTGAATCATTTTAGTTTTCCTCCTTAATAAATCCGTTTTCTTTTAACTCGTTATACATAGCCGTTAAAATGTTAAGCTCTTTTGGGGTAAATGCATTAGCAGTATACTTGTTGTATATATTCTCGGCTGATGCTCTTAGTTTATAATCTCCAGTGAGGACGGCTCCAAGAATGTCATACTTGTGTAGTTTACTGAGTTGGCTGTACTGGTTTGCAATTGCCCCAGAGTGTAAAATCAAATGAATGACATCCCTGTGAGGCTTTTCGTTGCATATCCAACTCAAGTTTTCCATCTCTTCGAATTCTTTTTGGCTTAGATACAGCATTTAGATTGCCTCCTCGTTAGTTACTACTTGATCGTTCCATGACTCGAAGGTTTCAGCTAGGATGTGTTCCCCTCCTAGGAGTTTACCAGTGAGGTAAATAGCTTGCTTAGAGTAATCAACCTTTTCCGATGGTATGTTAGAGGTCATAAACTTTCCGTCATTCCTCATGAACATCACCATACCATAGACATCAGTGCCAATAATTCTTAATCTTGCTTCATAGTGTTTATCCATTAGATAAGACCCCTCTCTTTTAGTCTTGCTATAGCGAATGCTACGCCATCCCTTTCTAGTCTGTCAAGGCGTTTATCGCTACATAGTTCCTCCAGAGTTTCCTTAACAGTCTTCGTGACTTCCCACGCCCCGCCAGTAGCAATATACAGCAAGTCATTGAATTGAAGGCTATTGAGTGGCTCAAGAGCACCTTGCCAGTCTCCATGGGTACTGATGACAAAGTCAGCTAGCTTTTCTCTTCTTTTTACTGGGTTGTTGGTTAGCCCGTTACCTCTCTTTATAAAGTGCTTAAGTGCCTCGCTTTGTTCATTTGATAAAGCAATTACCCTAGGTTTACTCATCTTATTTTCCTCCTCGGTTTTCAAAGTGGTCAAATATTGAGTCGATCAAACGTGAACCCCACCAAGTAGCATTAACGATGACGAACATGATTATAAGTATTGCTATGGTATGACTCATATTGAAAATTCAGCTCCTTCGCTTTGCTTACTTGTATCATACCATGCTGATAATCTATCTGTCAACACTTTTTTATTGTACGCTTTTTCTTGTTCCCGTCTAGCTGTAGCAACCGAGCACTTAAACAATGGGACGACAAACTCTTCAAGGTTGAACCCGCAATATCTTAAGAAGATCATATCCTCGCCATTGTTCTTGTATGGCTCCTTCTCGGTGCGACACTTCTCGATGATACTAAACACCCTATCTAGGTTTCTTGGCTCGTATTTCCTCTTGAGTTGCTCCCCTAGTTCTTTGATTTGTTTAGAGATGGCGCAACTCTCAAGACAATCTCTTTCGGGTAATGTGCAAGTAAGTTCATGCTTTTCCTCCAGTAGTGTGATCTCATGCAGGATTTTTTGTCTTCTGTTCATGTCGTTTTAATCTCCTCTCGTATCTCTTGATGAATCCTATAACGTCAAACTCAATTGGTTTACCTTTTGGGTCTGGTATTTCCTTGATGTAGAACACAGTAATAACTCTTTTGGTTGCTGGGTTAAACACAGCGGTTATACGCTTGCCTTTAAACTTCTTGATTGACCTCATGATGACTCGTGGTTCATTACTATCAGTGATACACAGTTTTATGAGTTCGACCCTTCCAGTGAATGCCTCCCAGAATAGCTCTTTACTAATCTTCCTAGTTTTGAGCCTCTCCTCGGCGTGTTTGGCAAAGGTATAGTCTAAAGGGTGAGTACCCCTAAACCAATCGTGCAAGAAGTATTCTGCTTCCTCTGTGAGTTGACCTCGTTTGATGACCGTTTTACTTACTGACATTGAGGAAGCACCACCTTATCATGATCCCTAAAATCTTTTAAGAACTCAGCAACACGACTATCCAAGTCACCTGCTACCTCTGATTCCCAGCGGAACACCCTCGGGATGTAATCAGGAATATGCTTCATGGGTTGATCGTTTATAATGTGATCTAGGAAGTATGCTTGATACAGCATTTCCCATTTTGCGTTCTCGTAGCACCATTTAGTTTCAATACTGTGAGGGTCAAAACTCCCATACTCAAAGCACCCTACATCAACTACCATCAGGTCGCCCTCGTAAGTACACATAACGTTTGCTTGATGGAGGTCTGACGGTAACACCTCGGCACGTTTACAGTCTTCCAAGAATTGTGCGATTCTTTTGAGTTGCTTCTCTAGGTCAAACTCTAAAACAAACCCAGAGTGAATGTCGCATACATTGCTTCCTATTATTTTATCGACTATCATAAATCCTGCATCTGGTTGATCACAGAAGGCGTATACGTTTGGAGTCATATCTGAGTGGTTTAGCTGGCTCAAGATGTAACCATCAGGCATTTCCTCGCCGAGATTGTGCAATAGTTTGATAGCAAGATTGTCGTCTAGTCCGAATACTTCTCCAAAGTGACCTTGACCAATGTAAGCTAGTTTGTGCTTCTCGATGAATTCACCCTCTGCTTTCTGGTCACCAATCGCCATATAGTAATCTTCGATAAGTTGAGCATAGGTGAAGTCAAACCCTTCTAATACTTCTACCTCCATAGTACCAAAATCCCAGTTATCCTCCATAATACAAATTGTCTCCCAATGTTTCGCCATGTTTCTCATTCCCCTTTCGTTTTGGTAATGCTGTGGTATTACCTTGTTAATACATAGTATAGATGAAGCCTGTCCAGAGTGCAAGAACTTTTTTAAAAATATGCCTGTTTATTTTCGACAAAAAAAATACACCCTCGAAGGGGTGTACTACTGGCTATCTTCTAGCCTGTCTAGCCTCATTTGTTTGGCGTTTATTTGTTGAGACTTGAACTTGATAAGTTCTTTTTGTTTGTTGAGTTCTACTGTAAGGTCATAAACCTCGTTTTCCAGCTCGTCGATTCTTTCCTGCATTTCTTTTCTTTGTAAATCGCCTTGCTCTTTTAAGTGAATGAATGCCTTTAGTTGATTCTCTTGCGTCCATGTTTCAACTTTTTTAACCCGTATAAGTTTATCAAGCTCATCGATTTTCTTCCTTGCGGTTTTTAACTCAAGGCGTGCACCGTTGAGCTGGCTCCTATCATCCATCCAAGCATCATAACACTGTTTGAGTGCCTCATCTTTTTCTACAAGTTCAGTAGTGATAAGCGCTTTGTTGTAGAATAAATTCTCAAGCCATTTCCACATTAGTTGTTTCCTCCTTGGATTTTGTAGACCAGCTCGGTGATCTCGTTAGCAAAGTCTTTTGGCGTTCCATTGTTTGTGATAACATAGTCAGGATCAAAACTATCGAGGGTGCTCTCTGTCTCCCCGTTTAGATATTCTGGGCTCACTGTCTCTCCAAGTTCGAGCATCCTTGAAACACGAATGGACTTTAAGGTGTCGACCCTCACAAAGACGAACCCTTGTGACTTTAAGAAGTCGTACTCGTTTTGTTGTCTGCAATCAGTGTTAACGAGTGAGCGTCTAGGATTATTAAAAAGTCGTATGTGTTCAATTTCGTCTTTTACTTTCTTGACCCACACATCAGGATCAATTTCTCTCATGGCTTGACCATATTTGATCAGCTCTTCAACGGGCTTTGGCTCCATAGGGATATCTGGAAAGGTGGCGTGAAAATGACTTTTTAAGTGTTTCCCGAACGATGCATGATAAGTCAGGAACCCCATATTTTTTATGATCATTGCCGCCTCGTCTTTTCCACTTCTGCGCTTACCATAGAAAGCTATATCAGGCAATGTTTTATAGAACTTGTTTAAAGACATTGACATTATTTATCCTCCTTGAAGTCGCCAAGATTGTTCAAAGTCCATTGATGAAAGAACGACTCAATTAGCCTTAACTCCCTGATAGTAAATGTTCTGCCGTTAGCATTCTTTATCTTGCTTGCTGACCAGACAGAAAGCTCTCCAGTGTTAACATTGTAGTCCATAAGGATTGGTGCCCCATACAAGCAGATATGCTCAGAAGAAGTCCTCCGAGGGGAAACTTCTCCAAGGTCTAGTTCTCTGGAGATGTCTTCCTTTAACTTCTTTGAGTAAGCTGTCCATCTCCATTGGTGAATACTGTAGAGGTTATACTTCATGGGTATACACCCCATTAAAATAAAGCTCGTCACCTATTTCATCCATTGCAACATCAAGTTTCCAGCCTGCTTTTTCAACTTCTTCGAGGTTGTCATGAATGAGATTGACTTGATGGAAAACCTTGTTAACCTTCTCTTCGAGTATTGTCTTAGTTTCATTGGGTATATCATTACTTGCTTTTAGAATGTCATATATTTCTAGCAAGTTATTTCTAACCGAGATCGTCTTTTCTTCCCCAGCGCCATTTGTCATACATGATCGCTCCCTTACTTAGTAGTATACTTATGAGTTTGCCAGCCAAGGCAAGCAGTGTGACATATACAAACAGGAATGCTACAACCGCCAGCCCAGCTAGGAAAGTTAAAAAGAATGTCATAGATTAAATCCACCATGAATAACAATATGGTATAGAACTACTGTCAGCACGACTTGAACAAATAGAGCAAAAATTGACACTACAGTATTCCAACCATTTGAACGAATAATATCACCAACTAATGAGATGCAAGCAAGAACACTAAAAATGAAGATGACCCACATTACTAATAAAGTCATTTAATTTCCTCCTAAGATTGAATACATCATGAATGCAAACAATAATATGCCTACCACAAGATGAACATTAAACTCGAATTTGTCATCGCCCAGAATCCTTGCAAGGATGAACCCAGATATCGAAACAATAAAGTAAAGGCTGGTAATTATAATGTAAAGTAATGTCATTTATCGAACCCTCCCCGACCGTGACAGTGATCGCAAGTGGTATACTCACGAGTGCCACCAACATTTACAACCAGCTTACCCTTGCCATGACAGTTTTTGCACTTGTACATTGGAGTCCTCTTAGTTGACAGCTTGATGATATCCGATCTCTTCATACTAAGAATTTCCTCGGCGGCGTTCTCATATTGTCCACACTTTGGCTTCAAGAGCTTGCCTGTCTTTTCTGATCGTCTAATGTCAACCCATCGTTCTCCACCAAAAAGTTCCTCTGCTTTGGCGCATCTTACTTGTTCTCCTGTGCGGGGAAGGTCTTTAAAGTCCTTGGCAAACTTGCAATGGTAACAACTCATGAGTATTGCCTCCTTAGTTTTTATATGTTTTCTCGAATGAAAGCGACTGTTTCTTTTTATGACTAACAGCGTTTTTATCACTGATAGTAATTTCCGTATTGTAATAAGCAAATGGCAATAGCACTAAAATAATAGTAGTAGTTATAGTAGTTAAGATCATGTTTTGTCCTCCTTATAGTTTTGTACATTTGTCAATCAGGTCTTGCCTCTTTAGAACCCACCAGACGTATAACCAGAGAGGAAGCTCCTTGAGCCGCCTCATCATGATTCTTCATCCTTTACGAATTGTTCAACCGCTGTAGGGAAAAGCTCTCTAGCAATGATTAGAACCGCCTTGGCATACTCTTGGATTTCCTTTTGGCTATCCTTCTCGAGACGTTGAGCTAAGAAGTGGCAGATACTTTGTAGGCTTCCAGTCCACCAATAGCGAACATACAAGCCGTAAGCTGGTAGGAATAGTCTAGCCTGCTCGGTGCATACTCCCATTTTCAGAGCATCTTCATACAGCTCTAGTCCTTCGAGTTGGTGCTCTAGTAGGAACCTTGAAAGCCTTTCTCCCACATTTCTGTAAAGTGGTTCACCTGATCCCTGTTTAGAATTCTCTGGAGCACTTCTCCACTCATCAGGTTTTGGAAGGTAAAACTCGACATCATCGTTTACATATCTTCGAGAGCCTTCGTTCCAAGCGTCCATCGTGTGGTCAGAGCCGACAACGTATTTCCAATGCTGGCGTGCTACCATAAGGGGAGCATACATTTCAAGTTGCAACGAAGCATGTCTAAACGGTGAGGTGTGACCCTCTCTAGCTAGAAACCTGATCAAGCGTTTGTCTGCCTCGGTTAGTTCGAGTGCTTCCTTGTGGTAAGAAACTCTGGCGGCGTTTGCTACTGTGAGGTCGCTCCCCATGTGATCTTTGTATCGTACATACCCTTTATCTAATACCTTGATGTGGCGCTCATATTTTTCTGTCATTACTTTGTTACCTCCTCTAAGTCTTTAACGAGTTGCTTCAAGAATGGTAAGTGCTCTTTTGTGAGAATAAAAACCTCATCGTTTTCCATACGCCCCGTAATGAGTTCGATATCTTTTTGTGTATTTTTGTCAATCTCATAATGCATGTAGCATATTGGGAGCTCCCCTGAATTTGCATCATTGATGCTAATGCTCCTCAAGTATTTGCCTTGTTCTTGTAAGTGAGATAGCTTATTCATCCTTTGATACCTCTTTGAGGTCATTTAGAAGTTGTTCTAAAAATGGTATGTGATCTTTGCGTAGAACGAAGCACGCATGATTACCGCTATACTCTGTTACGTTTACAGCAATGTCATTATCTTGAGTGTCTACTTGATATTCAAGCACACTAGTAAAGGAAGCATCATAGTCGGATATTTGCTCTGATTGGTAAAGCTCACCATGTGGGCACCCATACTGTCTTAAATGTGGAAATCTGCTTTCACTCATACTAATTCCATCCCTTCGAGGTATTCCCTCATATTTTTTATTGCTCGTTCTTTTGCTTGGCGGGTTGCCTGCTTGGACATTCCAAGTTCCTCCGATGATTCCTTGAGTGACCACCCTCGAATAACAATGAGGTTCACAACTTGTTTTTGTAAATCTGTCAAGCTATTGAAGGCGGCATACAAGTTGGCTGTCTCTGCTGTGATCTCTCGTTCGTCTTCCTCAGTGTTTAAAATGGAGCGAACCTCATCAATGAAGTCTACACCCTCTGGGAGTGCTTTTTCGTTTATCTTTGCGTCAGCTACAGCATTAAAGAATGTATTGTACACTCTGTTATGTAGCTTCCCGATGATGAGAGCCGCAAAGGTTCCTTGTGTGACATCATACTCATAGCAGAGCTGGAAAAAGTGCATCATGATCTCTTGGAATAAATCCTCTTTGTCTTGAGCTGTCCAGTCAATTGTGATAGTTGATCCTGCTCGGTTCTTTGGCTTGTGGGGTACATTGTAGATGTATGAAACCACATCAGCATATCTTTTTAGTAACTTAAAGCCGCACTCTTCATCGCCTCTAATGAAGCCACCAACGAGGAAGCGATCCTCTGATTGGTCTCTCTTGATGGGTTGAACCTTCTTGGATATCTTCGCTCGGAACTGATCTAACTCTCTTAAACTATTCATTGTTTATCCTCCTTGGTGTGTCTCTAGTATAACCTTGGTCATACTTTTGGTCAATACTTTTTTTTATATGAATCTAGCAATTAATTCAGTTTTAAAATCTGGCAATGGATCACCTAGTCTATCGACCTTTTTGAGATCGCCTTCCTTGATAGCTTTCCTGATCTTGCGGTTGTGCTTAAGGTTTGGCTCTCTGATCCATCCGCCATCTATATTGCTCTTAGAGACACAGATCAGTTCATCATCAAAGTTTGCGAAAAAGAGTTTCTCTTTTAGTTTAAACTCTGGGGTAAGCATACCTTTGACATCTATGACAAGCTCAGTTCCGCAAGGGAACTTGAGAAGAAAGTCCGACTTGTACTTGATGGGGTTAAACGTTCGACCATGCTTGACGGTTTTCCCAAGGAGGATATACTCTGGTTGCAACTCGTAAGTAAATCCAAACATTGGTTGAATCTCTTGGAGCCATACATAAAATTCTCCCTCTGCTTTGCTGTCAAACCTTATACCGTCATACTCAACCTTAGTGGCATTGTACTTTCCGTTACGCTTCTTCATAGTGCACCCCATCCAGTTTTCTTAAATGGTTCACATGAACCATCCTGATACTTGAAGCAGAATTTACACTCGAAAGGTCTAATATTCTTAGGGAAGTTGTTTGTCTCCACAGCTTGCACAATAGCGTCAACAACCAGCCTTGTTCTCACTAGGATATCTGAGACAGAGAATTCAACCACTGGAGCACGCTGATTGGTGAACCTGTATACTCCGTCTCCTTGGTGTATAGCTGTCTGGAATTTGTCTATGACAGGGTGATAAAATTGTACAGCTTTTGGGTATGCTCCAAACTCTGAGTGAATCTGAGCAACGTACAAACCTAGCTGTAGATCATCGCTTAAGTATTGTTTACTCTTAGGGTTTGATCCTGTCTTGTAGTCTGTCACGATCCAACTAGAAGGGTCGTCTTTATCTCCATCTATTCTGTCAACGAAGGACTTTAAAAGTGGGATACCTTCTCCTATATCTGCAATGAATTCCCGTTCTACAAAACATGGTGCCGTCTCGTGGGAGTAATTTTCTAGGAAGTGATCGAGAGCGCTAACACCCTTTTCGTACATTTTGTGAAAGTCTTCCTTGTCGATGAACATTGACTTGTCGTATTGCATAACACCTTTATTATACATTCTCATCATGTCTCTTCTGGTTAACTCTGTACCGTTCTTTTGTGCTCTGCTGTGTGCCTCAAACACTTCGTGGAGGTTGCTTCCTGCAATGGTATACTTGTTTCCGTTTGATCTCTGACCAGCAACATAAGTTAGGTAAAACTCATGAGGGCAACTCATGAAGGTGTTTAGCTGTGAGTAAGATGCCCTCTTAAGTGGATAGTCTGCTCTTGCCATAATTAGTCCAGCTCCTTAATGGTATCAACAATCAGCTTTTCTCCGTCTCGTCTGCCTTCTGCGATTACCTTTGTATTTTTCTTGATTACATCACTATTTGATCCGTAGATGTGGCTAAAGATGACAAGCTCTCTGATACCCTCTTGAGTGTCTACAGAGGCAAACGCCATGCGGTTACCGTTCTTATCGTTGAATGCTTTCACTTTTGATACTTGACCTGCGATGAATGCTCCTTTTACCCCATCAGGGAATGAACTCCAAGGTTTGAGGTGGTACTTATCCATTGGGTTGTACGTTACATATACCCCTAGTAACTCCTTTTCCTCATCAGCCATAATGTTTTCGTTCCACTCCATGGCTTTTGCTTCCTCAATGGTCTTCTTTGGGTCTTTCTTGAGTTCGAGGTATTTAATATAAATGTCCTTCCGAGTTAATTCAGGGTGAAGACTGTCAAAGGCTCCTGCAAAGATTAATGGTTTCATAGCTCGCTTTGTCACGACTCTCTTATTTACTCTCTCGAACACATCATCTATCGAGGTGAACGGTCTATGCTCCAATAGTTCGATTACAGCTTTCTCTCCTACTCCGTTAATCATCCCCATTGGGAAGATGATGCGACCTTGAGAAGCAACGAATGAAAGTTCTGATTTGTTTACATCTGGTGCAATGACCTCAAAGTTTTCTCTCTTGATATCTTGGAACACTTTAGCCAGAGTTTCTTGGTCAGACATTTTACTTGTTAGAATCGCAGACATGTAGTGCTCTGGATAGTAATGCTCCAGAAATACCGTGAGGTATGTCAACATAGAGTAAGCTACTCCGTGGGACTTATTGAATCCGTAACCCATGTACTGGACAATACGATCCCATAAGTCACCCATCTGAGCTATAAACTCAACGTTGTTTTGATCATAATCGAAGTTCGAAACAGAGTCCCAGATAAATTCTGCTCTTAGTTCTTCAAGTTGTTCTGCACTCATCTTACGGAGCTTGTCACCTCGTCCGTAATCCCAACCAGCAAAATGATGTACAAGTTGCATAACGTGCTCCTGATAAGTGATAACCCCGTAAGTCTCACCTGTGATTTGTTTTTCCTCTGGGTGGCTGTATCGCTCTTCCTCTCTGCCATTCTTGATATTGGCATATCTCCAAGTATCTCCAGAGGCTAAAGCTGGTGGACGGTACAAAGCGTTGATCGCTACAATGTGTTTAAACTCAGTAGGTTGAACTTGTTTACACAAGTCACGCATTCCGCTAGAGTTAAGCTGGAAGGAGTTGCTTGTCAAGCCCTTCGAGATGCGTTCATATACCGCTGGATCGTCTGCACGTCGGGCGATCTCGTATATATCAAGGTCTTTCCCTGTTTCTTTTTTGATTGACTCCAAGCATGATCCCACGATGGACAATGTTTTCAGACCGAGAAAGTCGAACTTGACTCCTCCCATTTCCTCTACATCATCTTTGTTCCACTGGACGGCTGCCTCTTCTTTGGTGCCGTGCAAAGGGAAATGGTTTGTTATATCATCTGGTGTAATAAGAATGCCACCAGCATGGATTGATGTATTACTGATAACACCCTCGAAGGCTTCTGCCATTGTGAATACATCCTCAAGAGGAATCCTCTTACCCTGTTTTGTCTCAACTGTTTCTTTTCTCATCTTCGCTAGTTTTGGAACAACTTGGTATACCTCTTCGATGAGCATATTGTCAGGGATCAAATTTGTGATCTCTTGAGACTTTCCAAAGGGTACATCATAAATCATCAATGCATTCTTGAAGGCTGATTTTGCAGACATCTTTGTATAGTTCGTCACTTGAGCGACTCGATTATATCCGTACTTCTCTTTAAGATAAGTGAACAACTCGTGGCGGCGCTCTGACTGGATGTCTGTATCAATATCGGGCATCTTCTGTCTGGTGATATCTAGGAAGCGCTCGAAGAACAGACCATGTTTGATTGGGTCAACCTCTGTGATATCCAGAAGGTAAGCGACAAGAGAGCCAGCTCCAGAGCCACGACCGAAGTTGATCAAGATGCCTTGCTCCTTACACCACTTGATAGCGTCAGCCACGATAAGGAAGTAATCAATGTAACCCTTTTGAGAGATGACTCCTAGTTCAAACTTAACACGTTCTACATAAGTCGTTGTAACCTTTGGAATTTTTCTCTTGAGTCCGTCCTTAATCATTGTTTGAATCTGTTTTAAGCTCGTCATGTCTCCTTCTAGTGGGAAAACAGGCAAAAGGTCTTTATCCTTTTTGAGATCGAAGTCAACTTTGTCGGCAACCTTTCCAGTGTTGTTCATTGCCTCGATGACTTGATCTTTTGGGTAGCCCTGACTAATGAAGTCCATAAAGACCTGCTTACTACCCTTGAGCCAGTAGCTTTCCTCACTAGGGTAAGCTGGAGGGTCATCCATTGTGGCTTTCCTCGCTAGGCAAAGCATTCCTTGGTGAGCCTTCATGTCTGCTTGATCCACATAGTGAACATCACAGGTAGCCAGAAGAGGTACACTCTCTGTGATTGATTCTTTGAAAAGAAAGTTATTGACAATTACTTGTTCAGCCATTGGGGTGGGTTGAACCTCAAGGTAAAAATCATCAAGTGCCTTAAACATTCTAATTAGCGTTCTAGCCTTATTGTAGTCGCCTTCAAGGATTGCTTGAGGGATAACACCAGCTAGGCAAGAACTCGTTACTACGACACCCTCAGAGTGTTTTACGAGGTCATCAAAACTAAAGCGTGGTCTTCCGTGAAACCCATCAATGAATCCTATGGAGGATAGCTTCATGAGGTTTCTGAATCCTGCCTCGTTTTTAGCAAGTAATAATTGGTGGTAATGCTTCTCGGTTTTATCTTTCTTGTCTCCCATTGTCATATAACCTTCAAAGCCAGCGATACCCTTGATGCCTTTTTGCTTTGCGAGGTTCATGAATTCGGGAATGCCGTGCATGGCTCCATGATCTGTGAGCCCGATTGCTTTTTGTTTGTTCTCGATAGCTCGATCAATTAGTTTATCTATTCGGGAGTGTGCATCCCTTTCCGAGTAACAACTGTGGTTGTGCAACTGAACGAAACAAACTTTACACATTGTGTATCCTCCTTATTTCTTTGTAATGTCATAGAATGTTGGGTCTTGAATCTTCAAGGCTCCCTCAATTCCGTGGTACATTACCAGTAAGCTAAAATCTTTGGTAAACCTTCTGAGTCCGTACTTGTTCATATAACGCCTGATAGTTCTCTGTTCACATCCAAGCATGTTAGCCATCTCAATGGTTGACAATCCCTCTGTGTAATACATGTAAGCTAACAACAAGGGGTTCTTGTATGAATTCTCATAAAATGCTGGCATCTCTCCGACCTTGCTCAATATAGTATGTTCTACCGCTATATTAGCCCCCAATAGCTGGAAATCGATAGGCATCGTTCTCTTGTTTGCCAATTTAGATGCCCTCCTGTAAGTGTTTGTTGTCTTCGATGATCTCATCAATTGATTTGCTGTGGAACGACTCTAAAAGTTTGATTCTATCATGTTGTGAAGCAATTTCTTTTATGTGGATATAAGCATTATCGCCAACTGATTTTAAAAACTCGTTAGCATAACCAATAAGGTGATCTGTAGATACAACTCTCATCATTGCCATTTCTTCTGTTGGTACGACTATTGACATTGCAACAATAATTGGATCATTGTCCGATTGCTCGTTGGCTTCGCTTATACTTTCAACTAAATTTTGCCTCCCGCCTTCTTTGTATACTTGCATGAAGCTCTCCATTAGTTCTTGTCTTTCACTCATTCTTGTTCCTCCCCGAATTGTTTTAACCACAACTGATATGGCATCTTATTTTTGTCTACCTCGTCAAGCTCTTCTTTGGTGCAGTCATCAGCGTCTTTTCCTTCTGGGTAAACCAGTACATGAATATCAAACTTGTACTTGGCTCTCTTGATAGCTCTCCTGATCCCGTTTCTTCCTGCTGGATCGTTATCAAACCCGAGGTCGATGCCAATTACCCCTGCTTTGTAAAGCTGGTCAATATGCTCTTCTGTGAAGAATACACCAATAGGTGCGCAAACGTTTTTATGTCCTGAGTCATACCACCGAGCACAATCAAAAACACCCTCAACGATTTTAACCGTGTAGCCGTACTCTTCGAGGAACTTCTTGTTCCTTCCCAGCCCTGTGAGGAAAAACCCTGTGTGCAGGTTTCTTGGTCGGTGCATGAACTTTTCTGGTTGATCTGCTTTGGTTGCCCTGCCAGTTATACCAACAAGGCGGTTATCTACATCCTCGAAGGGAATAATGATTCTGTCTTGTAGCTCTCCATCTTTAGCAAGGAAGAACTTCCAATGTTTGATAGTCTCTTCTGAGTACCCTCTGTAGGAGCTAACCTTTGCTAGTTTCATTCTTGGCATCTTAAACGTAGGGAGCTCCTTTTTGTCTTGCTTTCTCATCATTCTTTCAATGAACTTTCTTGCCTCTTCTGAGTGAGGGCGCTCCTCGATGGTTTCACTATTCCAGTCAACTGAGACATCGAACAATTCAGCCAGCTTGTAAGCCGCCTCTTTGAAGGTACAGTCATCTGCTTTCATAACGAGGTCGAACGCATCTCCAGAGCACCCTTGAGTATGACAATAGAATAGTTTATCTTGTTCGTTACTTACCATTGCCGTTGGGTTGTCTCCACCGTGGCAAACACATGAGGAGCGCAACTCCCCACGACCTGTAGGTTTGCCTCCATAGTGAGAAATCAGCTCTCTCATGTCAACGGCTTTCAATATGCGGTCTGTCGCTATTTTAGCCAATCATATCCAGCCTCCATGTCTTGCCATCAGATTTTACAGGAGTCCAGTCAAGGGGTTTCCCTGTCCGTTGGTCTGAGATTTTAAACATATGAGTTGCTCCCGTTGAGGTAAATTCGTCTGGCGTTGTTCTTCTAAAGATACACACTCTGTTTGCAAGTTGCAAGATACGGTCAGACCCACCAATGTTGTCGGAGCTTGCGTCGTCATTGTTCCCACTTCTGTTAAGCTGTACGGCAGATATGATAGGGAGCTGTGTTGTTCCTGCTAAGTCTTTAAGTTTGCTTGTCAGGTACCCTAGTTGTTGCCACTCTTTATCCCCGAGTTTGCTATCACTCGATGGTAACTTGATATAATCAAAGCACACTAGTCTGATACCATGATTGATCTGGTACTCCCTTACGATGTGTTCAATCTTATCAGGTGTGAAGAATGGTAAATAAATATGATGGAAGTTACCTGATTCGATAATCCTAGATGCTTCCGCCACGGCTTTCATTTTCGTTTTAGCATCACCATTGAACGTATCCCTTGCGAATTGACCGTTTTCTATTTCTGTATGGTCAACACCAGACAATAATGAGAGTAATCTGTCTTCCTGCTCATGGGAATAGTTCTCAGTGTCGATATACAGAACTGGAATACCATCATCGAGACATATCTTTTTGCACCAATTAAGTAAAACTGTAGATTTACCGACCTTTGGTCTGGCTCCTACGACCGTAAGCTCTCCGTCAACTAAACCCCTTGCGGCTAAGTCAAATGCTCCCCATCCAGTTTTAATGCCTATTACATCCTTGGGAGCCATTGCCCTTTGTTTCATCCTATCTCGGATACCCTCACCGAGCTTCTTAACTGATTGACCTACAGAGTAATCTAACCCGATATTCCTGAATTCGGACTCTACACTTGACAGGTATTCATCTAACGGGGTGTCATGCTCAGTAAGTGCCTTGTTGGCTATCTCAAGGGCTTTACCTCTTATGTCCCGTCTAGCAGAAGCCTGAATGATTTGTTCAACAAGCATCTTTGTGTTAGGTGCAACGTTAACCTTTGCTAGTGACTCTAGGTAGTCAATCCCGCCTAGTTCGTTTATTGCCTCGTTAGCTCGATCATTGGTGAAAACATTTGTGATAGCTATTGGGTCTAATTCTGCTTGCTTATCATATAAATGAAGTAAAGCCATATAGATGAACTTGTGACCATCTACAGCAAACATATCAGGAACAAGCCCCATAGATTTTGTGAGTATAATCTGAGAAGGGTCACTCAAAATAATGCTTATCAATGCCCTCTCTGAACCATGTCGGTGAATCTCTTCTTTCAGGTTTGTTTTCTGGGTCATACTTTACACCATCCTTCTGAGCCTGACCCCTTTTAGTTTTTGCTAAGTCGAAGTACGCTTTGATGTAGCTCCAGTTAACTCCTACATTTTCGGGGCTTTCTTCTAGGGCTTCCATGTTAGAAAACCCTAGATAGTTTATGCCAAAGTAAATCATCTCGAATGTGAGCCCCGACTTCTGGAGCATCCATAAGCAATTGTCTATATCGTCATCTTGAAGGTGACAAACATTAACGGTATTCTTATAGTGCTCCCTCAGTCTTAAAACATCGGACATTTTGCTTACTCTCCGTCAAACATAGCGTCTAATTCTTCTTGAGAGATTTCCTCTCCAATGTCTGCTGGTTCATCTTGACGAGGTGCCTTTTCTTGCTTAACCTCTGGAGCTGGCTCAATCTTAGAATCACTTTCAGTTTGTGGTAAGTAGTCAGGGTTTGAGCTTGCTGTTACATCCTGTGAAGTCTCTGAACCATTACCGAGGACTTCCGCAAATGTTTTACCGTTAGCGATCAATAGGGCTTGCTCTGGTGTATAGTTTGGAGTTTTAAGCTCAACGAGATCAACTTTAGCCGCCTCGTAAGCCGCCTTCTCAGCTTCCGTTAATGGGACATTTGAACGTGCCGCCACTACTTTGTATTTGATGTCTTGGAAGTTCCCTTTACCTTTTTCATCTATCTTGGTGATTGTGATATCATACTCTCTTGGGTCGCCGTACTCAGGGTTAAGAGCAAGGTCTTGAATCTGTTTGAAAATACCGCCTGTGCGATCCAACAATTTTACCTTGCCGTCTGATCTGTCAAGAACATGAATGACGGCTTTATCTTTTTTGCGTCCGAATGGTTGCTTTTGGTACCCCTCAGTTTTTAAAAACTCGGATCGTTGCTTCTTCTTCCCGTTTGCTTCTGTAAGTCCTTTTGCGTCAGCCTCTTTAAATTTGCCTGCCATGAAGTCTCTGTTAGCTTGCTCTAGCAGGTCGCCTTCTTTGAATGCTGAGATGCCACAACCTTTTCCTCCGTTACCCCCTACCGCATACCATTCACTATAAGTATGTGGAGCCGCATCCAGAATACGTAGTTTGTTATCTCCTAGTTTGATGTCCATGAATGGCGGAATGTCTCTGCGTGAACCTCCGTTGTTTTCCTCTTCGAAGTTTACGTTACCCCATGCGTTAGTCATTTATAAATCATCCTTTCGAAAGTTGTTTTACCTTGGTATGACCTCGGTACTACTTCATAATAACATGCTAGTCTATCAAGTGTCAACACTTTTCTATTTATTTTTTTTTTTTTTTTTGAGATATTACTAGAGTCATAATTCTTGCTAGTGAAAACACCTGCGGAATCACAGGCGGGTTATTCTTCTTCTATGTCAAAATCAATTGTTGTGTGAATCTGTTTTACTGAGAGGGTGACCGAGTAGACGTATTTATTTTTCTCTGGATCGTTTTTGGTTTCCTGCTCAAGCACAATCTCAAAGCCGTCTTCTTTCATAACGTCACTGAGGCGCTTGGCTTCCTCTATAGTAGGCTTATCTGGAACGTTGTATCCATACTCTCTGGCGATCCTGACCATCTCTGCCTCAATAGCTTGCTCAACCTCTTCCGCATATTGGTTGATTGCTTCCTCAGTTACTTTCTCATATTCCTTTTGAGCTTCACCTGTCTGGAAGTCCTTGACCGTTTTCAGCTTTTTAAAGCTATTACCCTTTTTAAATTCCATATTGCTCATCCTCCTTTATTATAGGGTATTACCAGAGTAACACCTTTGTGACACCTTGGCAAGAAAAAGTTTGCATAAATTTTCCCCGCCTTATGTATAATGGTATATTAACAGTTTTGTAACACAATTGCAATAAAAAAAAAAAAAAGGCACACCCTTTGAGGATGCACCCTTTAGATTTACTCTTGTGGTTCTTCTGGCTCGTCTTTCTTTTTCTCTTTAGCTACGTCTACAGCACCTTGACCGAGGATGTAACTGGACAGGACAGCTACCAAAGCCCAGAAAGTTTGCTCATCAATTGGAACCGCAAGTACGTCTGTCAAAATCACGAATACAAGAGCACCAAACGCTGTACCTAACTTCTTGGATTTCCACCAGTCTTTTTTCATTTGTTATCACCTTTTCGCCCTTTCTAGCGTATTTTGGTCTGCCTCCAAGTCAGGAGGACTTACGAATATATGAGGAGCCGAGAGCTATTTAACTCTCAGCGTATCTCCAATGTTAATCAGATCAGATTTAAGATTGTTCAGCTTCTTGATGTTTGCTACTGTGGTTCCATGTGCTTTAGCGATGCTGTAAAGCGTGTCGCCTTTCTTTACCTTGTAAGTAATACTTGTTTGTTTTACTTTGAGGGTTTGACCGACACGAATAATGTCACTCTTTAAGCCGTTTAGCTTTTTGAGGTCATCCACACTCATTCCATGCTGTCTAGCGATCCCGTAGAGGGTATCTCCCTTTTGTACCTTGTAAGTATCACCCTTTGGCTCGGATGGCTTTGAGGGTGCCTTGTTTGGTTTCTCAGGGGCTTTCTTTGCTTTGAGACCTAACACTTTAGCAATACCTTTTGCATGTCCTACGGAGACCGCCTTAATGAATGACTTGTCTTTTAAGAGTTTGGCATCTGCTGGGTTGTTAATGAAGAGTGACTCTGTGAGGATAGCGCTCATTGCTGTGTTGCGAAGCACTGACAGGTTACCTATCTTCTCTTTGCGGTTTGTCACTCCAAAGCTGGCGATCTCGTTAAGGATTGAAGCGTGTAAAACCTTTTGGTCTTTCCTTGTTTGAGAGCTTGCAGACAATTTCTCAAAAGCGAATGTTTCAAAGCCTGTACCGTTTGTGCCACCTGCTGAGTTGATATGAATAGAAACAAACAAGTCTGATTTATTCCTATTAGCAATGGCGGCACGCTCGGGTAGTTCTATGAACTTGTCAGTGCTTCTTGTGAGCTGAACACTTACATCAGAGTAATTACTCTCAAGGTAAGCCTTAGTTTGTTTGGCAATTTCAAGCGTCAAGTCCTTTTCCTTTAGACCGTTTCCGACTGCTCCTGAATCCTTACCGCCGTGTCCAGCATCAAGGGTGACTTTCTTCATTGTATCTCCTCCTAGTTTATCCTGTCTTTATCGACTTTTCTTTCGAGCTCTGACCATATGCTCTGGAGATTATCTTCGAGTCCGACAATATTCGTTTTTACATCTCGAAGGGTATCGGAAATGTTTTCTAATTGGTGGGTGTTCTGCTTGAGATGTTCGAGTAAGTCCTTTTCCCTTCGATCAAAACTTTGACGTTGTTCAACCAACAATTCTCTGTTATCGTTCCTCTGGTGCATAGCTTGCTCTTTGAGTTCTTCAAGTTGCTTTTTGTGCATCTCCATTATGTATTGCTCTCTCTCCTGAGAGTGCTCCCTCTGCTGGTCAATGAAGGATTTCACCCATCTGATCACAGCCGCACCGAGGAATATAAAAAGTATAGCAAACACAGTCTCCTTGCTGGCTATACTCATTACGGCATTTACGTCCATAATACTTACCCACCTTTACTTAATTGAGCCGAGAATCACATATGTTCCAGCGACCCTTGCCAGCAAAACACGGTCACCAGCTACAGGAGTATAACTCCCAAGGCGCTTATAAGTTTTACCAGACGGAGTGTCCTCTCCATCAAATAAAATGTTTGGCTCCCCTCCAGAGTATCCTGAGGGAATACTGCCAATTTTGTATGCTCCTTTGTCTTTGTTCTTCTCGATAAGCTCGTTAACAATGTTCACAAATTCTTGGCTATTCATCATATATCAATCACCCTTCTTGCTTCATGTTTCATGGTTGCTCCTGCTTCCAGTGTTATCTCCCAGTTTGATTCCTGAAAAACTGCATCAATACCAAGAGGAGTATAAACAAATTTGATCGAATCATAATACTCATGAAATGGCATGATAGGAGTTTCAAACTTGACTTTTCCATAAACTTGAGATGCTTCAAAAGCTATACGGTCTGCCATCCCATCGAGTGTCGCTTGAGAGCTTATGTCCTCGATCTCTCGGAAGTCTACAATTGTTCTCCGTCTGTTGACTGTAGAGGTCGGACTATCGGGGTTATTGTTTACTCGTCTTGCCACAAGAGGCGGACTCTCTGGGTTACTAGCTGTGATAACCCAAGTGTTTGCCACATCGTATACATCAAACTCCTCTTCGACATCTTCCATGATAATCGAAAGTTCCCTATCATCATAAGTGTAATCGAATGTTTTACTACTTGGTGGACGGTAAGGAGTTGTTATGTAATACCCGTAAGCATCGACCCACAAAGGGGTATTGTTTGTCATCGCTAGAAGTTCGTTAATTGCTTCGAGCTTGCTTACTCCGAGGTCGAACTCTTTATCATTTGACAAGTTAAGGTTCCCTGTAAATTCAATGTTGATCTTCGAGATGCCAGCGCTTCGAAGGATATCTCTGACAGCCTTCTCGTAACTTGTACCTTTTTTGATAGTATAACGGTTTGTGAATTTATCTTGGTCAAGGACTATAAGACCGTCATAGGCTTCTACATCTCTGTAGATATTGCCATTTAGATCATTTCTTGTTGGCGTACTCAGGTAGAAGATACCGAGGGGGAACTCGATCTCTCCCCCGTCTGGCATCTGGAATATGACCCAAGGTTGAATCTTATCGACAAGCCAGTCGATTTTGTTCTCGACAACTGTCTCAGTGAAGATAAAATAATCCTCAAGTGTTGCCATGGTCATACCTCCTTAGATGTTGTTTGAAGAAGCTCCGCCCGATGAATTATTTGTCAGACCACCAGATAATACATTCCCTGTGACGTTAATACGACTATTTGTGTTTGAAACATAAATACTAGTGGGGCAAGGAACTGTACAAAGGTTTCCGCTGATTGTACCATTTTTATTACCTACAACAACCCTGATATGGTTTTCATCTCCGCCAGAAGCCTTGTTACAATCGAATATGCTATTACCAGAGCAGGCGAACCCATCAATACTGTCAAGGTGTATACCGCTTCTTTGCATCCCTCTTATTGTGTTACCTAAGATGCTGATGTTCTGCATGACCACCTTGGCACCATAAACGGCGATACCACGATCACCAAACGCACAAATGTTGTTTCCGATAGTAACCTCTGTAGTGTTTCCATTGAGACCAATACAAGTAGCTTTGCTATCTCCGCTAACATTGTTGCCTGTTACTGTTGCGTATCTAACATAGTTGAGGTAAACCATCTCACCTGTTGTAACAGAGGTAACGTTGATCGTATTGCCTGTTACTGTTGCGTAATAAATACGCCCAGTTTCTTCACCGTAAATCTCGATAGCTCGACCACCAGTCATACTACCTCCAAAGGTGTTATTGGCAATAACATACCTAGCTACGTTTTGAGATTTACCTGTTTGAGCACCTGTGTTGGCATCTATCGTATCTTTGTCATCCGTTGAGATATTAGACCTCACGTTGACACCACGACCACAATTTATAATCTGATTGTTTGTAAAGTAAAAATCCTTGTAAGCATAAGCACGACAAGCCCACTCTACAGTGCTATCAAATGTGCAATTAGTAATATGAACGTTTTCGTGCCAACGGTTGATAGCCCCTGAGTGAGACCCGATTCCTCGACCAATTGGTTTTGACCCTGCTGTGGTTGACTTCCCAAAGTATGTGTTGTCAATATAGACATTTTTACAAGGGGTATAGTCACCGCCAGCCACGGTTGTTAACTCTGGAGTTGCTAAGTCTAACTGGATAGCCTCGTTGTATGTATCAACTGTTCCGTACCAGCCGAGGAAATTACAATTCTTAACGTATACATCTTTGCAAGCGTTAAACTCGATATGATGCGAGTTAGAACAATCCTTAAGGGTTACGTTGTCGAAGGTGATATTTTGAGCGTGACCAAAGTGGACAATACTTGCTTTGGCTGTCTGCTTATTTCCTTGACCTGTTAGGGTTCCACCTTGGATAAGAATGTTGCCATCTCCGTTGTACCCACTGATAGGCGACCCACCGTCTGCGGCTCTTACTCCGTTGAACAAGAGATACTTTGAGTGATCTCTGACTAGGGTGGCGTTAGGGCTCATTATGATGGCTGTATTGCTGTATATTCTCAGTTCACTACCTAGTCGGTATGTTCCATCTGGCACAAAGATAGTGACGCTACTCGTTCTGTTTTGTGCTCTGTCTAAAGCCTTTTGGAATGCTGGAGCGTCATCTGTACCATTTCCAGTGCTTAAATTGTAGTTTCCTTTTGCGTCATAGCCATAAGACTTTATATCAATCCATGCACGGCTCAATATTTCATCTAGTGCTTGGAAGTTTGAGCTTACCTGAGGGATAGACTCGGAAAGCTTGTCTTGTGACTCCCAACTGTATAGACCCAAATTAGTTGATCTTGTAGCGTTACCCATTTAAATGCCCTCCTCTAATTGTTCCCATGTTTTCTCAATGTAGTCATCCCATATGGCTGGTCTTTGCTTATCACGAACGACCATACCTTCATCTTGAAGAGTGAACTTTGCAGTTCGTTTGATTGTTGAGAAAGCACTCATACTGACACTGCCAGATACAACCCTTGTGAGTTCATCCTTTTTCTGGTCATCTGCATTGATTACATCATAACGGAAGCGTACAGCTCTATTACCATACGCCCCGTGTAACATCTTTTTTACTTCTGACTCGCTGTATCCATTACGTGCTATATCTTGCATGTTATCACTCCTCGAAGTCAACCTCTCTTAAGTTGATTGAAAATGTACACCCTGAGAGGATTTGGTCAGTTACCTCGATGTTACCATCTATGATGCAAAACATTCTGCGTCCGACTCCATCCCTATACAAGAACGTTTCTTTTCTAGTGAGGAAATCAATTGTTGTGAGGTACTCTTCGTTTGTGTCAACATCCCATGAGACATCAACAACCTGTTCAGTATTGAATCCATACTCGTAAATTGGCTTCTCCCGACCAGAAAAACTCATAAACCTGCCTGACCTTCCTCTTGACTCTGATCGTTCATCTGAGTGTCTAAACACGGTAAAATCACTTTGAACCAAAGCTCTATGAAGGAAAGCATGAATGAATTCGACCTCACCCTCTGCGATCTCTGAGTCGGTGAATGACTGATTGTCTCCCCATGCCTTGACATAATACTCATAAGTTACACCAGAAGCAGGAGTATAGTCAGTATAAGAAGAGTTCGATTCTCCAGTAAAGATAAGGTTCCAGTCTGCCTCGGTAGTGCTATTGTATCGTCTTCTGTAGAGCTCTACCTTGCTTGTTACTGGCGTTGAGGTATCCCCTGTTATGTTCAACTCCTCGATGCCGTCAACCTCTATTGAAGTCCTCTTGAGGTCTCCTATGATGAAGTCGTCACTATAGAGGTCGAACGGTTTCCATGTCTGGCTATTGTCGTTATAATACCACTGTTCATCCTCAAACTTGACAACTCGGAAGTAAAACGTTTCGTTGACAACCGAACTGGAGAACCTCGATGGGTCGGCTCCTGTAAACATAAGGTATGCTTCATCTATGATACTTGTTTCCGCTGTACCTTCTAAACCTGTGCTTATTTGCTTTACTTCTGGATTGTAGTCATAAACTATACCACTAGGTGCAACAACTTTGGCGTTTGTTCCATAGATTGTTCTAATCTCCCCAGCGTCTTCATTGCCACTATAGTTAGTGTTAACGGTGAATTGAATGTTTTGAACAATACCACTTGTAGGAACTCCATGTATTGGGTCAGTTACAACTGGCGGATCATTCGTCCAAGAAACTATAATGGTGTTTCCTTCATCGTCAGACTCTACGAAAATATCAGGCTTAACAGGTGGAACGAAGTTGGTCAGGAATGTGACCTCAGTCCAATCACTCCAGATGTCAAACTCAGTGTCAGCAATACGGAGGCGTACTCTGTATGTCTTGTTGTTTTCCAAGTCATAATCTATAGGTGCGTTCTTTGCAGAGGTCGTCTCTGCTTTTCTGTAAACCTGCGTGTTTCCATCATATAGCTGAATCTCGTATCTTCTTTGGTTGATACTTGACCAAGTGACTACAAGACTTGATGATGGGATAATCTCATCTGGCTCTGGTGTTAATATGATAGGTGCATTTGAAGGAATACCAGCCGTGAATATTTGAATATCTGACCAAGGAGATGTGAGTGATTGTTGATCCATCGTGCTGACACGCCACTCAATTTTGCCTGCTGGGAATGTGTTCGGTGCAAAATCGAAAAACTGATTTGTACTTTGTCGGTATCCACTAGCGTTTACATAATTCCAAGAACCTACGTCTCCAATATCGTTTACAGTTCGCCAAGCAATTCTAAAACCCGCTTGAACTCCATCGTCATTGTGCTTCCAAGTGAAACGTATTGACTCTGTGCGGTCAACTGTTCGACCACCGTTAGGAGTCATCTGTGTTGGCTTACTTGGTGCGACATTCTTGACGATTTTAAACTTAGGAGAATTTGACCATCCAGAGTAGTCCTCGCCATCGTATGCCCGCACTCTGACTTGAGCATTTGAGGTCTCAGCCATATTAGAGGTGTTATAAGAAAAATTCGTTACTCCAGCTCCAGTATTACTGGATGAGCTCCAAGATGAACCATTATAGATTTGAACTTGGTAGGTCAATTGATTGGATGGTTTCTCCTTGTCGGTTGACGCATTCCACTTGACCTGCAAGCTCGTATTCGCTACCGTTGTACTTGTAGGAGATGTGATCTTTGGTGCTGTCGGTGGATTGTTCCAAGTTCCTTCTACTTCGAAGTATGCCTCATTGGAGTTGCCTGTCTTGCCGTATGCTTGACCCGCATTACTTTTAGCTCCATAAATAACGATACCTTGTACTTTTCTACTGCGATATTCTCCCATGAATGCACTAGTAAGGTCTGTCGTTCTCCATCCAGTACCATAGTTAGGGTGCAATCCAATGTATTTGTACCATGGCATGGTTCCGCTACCCTTGTTGGATGTCTCTTTATGAGCACCAAAGTCAAACTCGGCACCATCTGTTACGTTCATTACAAAGCGTAACTTAGGGGAAGTCCTAGAGGTAGTGATCGCTGTCTTTACTGCCGAGGGGATACCAATATAGGATTGATAGTCCGCAGAGCCACCAACCCGAATATTATTACCTCCTACATAACTATTACGGTCGGCTCTATAAACGCCAATCCACGCTATGGGGAATTTTTTAACTGCCATCATAAAGCCTCCCTTATAGTTTTCTTACTGTCGATCTTAACGAGCCAAAGACATCTCGCTCGGTTCTTGAGAAAATTTCCTGACCAGCCATTTGAAGAGCCTCGCTTCCATTGTCTCCGTTCACTTTGATAGTTCCTTCATGCTCATGCTTGTGAACAACTGTAATAGAAGAGCGACCGCCTGTGAAACTGCCAAGTGATACTCCTTGTTGTTCTGTCTGGATAGCGTCACTAACTTTGCTCATTGCTCCTCCGACTGCTTTAGTCATCGGGCTAACCTTTTTCAATGCCGCCTCGTACCAAGTCGGGAAGAATGACTCACCTGATTTGTCAAGGTCTTTCAATGGACCTTCTTTAGCTGGGGAGAACGGAAGGAATTTACGGATAGAACTCATACCCTTTTTGACTGCCCCAATGGCTCCAGAGATACCAGATTTAATGCCTTTAGTGAATGCATCTAGCAAGCCTTTACCCGAACTGGTAAACTTTCCAATCCAACCCTTAATAGCTCCAATGATACTACTTATCCCTTTGGTTACTGCGCTTTTCCCTCTGCTCATTGCCGAGGTGAATGTACTTGACAGTTTTCCTGCGAGGCTTGACAATGCGCTTGCTACCTTGCTTGGTAAGGACGTGAATGATTTAACTATTGAGGAAATAAACTTAACAACTGTCGAAACAATCTTACTTCCCATGCTGACAAACTTGCTAATAGCCGAGGAGGCAAGACTTGTTACAATCGAGATTACGCTTGACTTCAAGCTATTCCATATTGACTTTGCTTTGCTTCCTAGGCTTGTAAAGAAACTAACCACTTTACTTACCATACTTGATACCGTTGACGCTATGTTAACACCAAAGTTTGAAAAGATGGCTGAGATAGCGTTCCAAGTTCCAGCAAAGAAATTTACAAGCCCTTTGAAGACGTTCATGATAGCTAGTACAAGGTTATCCCATGCGGCACCAAAATAAGTCATGGCTCCTGCAAAGTCACCTGTAAAGAGTGCGATAACACCCATAACCACATTAGCAACCACATTTAGTATATTTCCAATTGCTGTAATTACAGGACCGATTGCGGCAATTACACCTGCAAAGGTAGCAACAAAGGCGGCTAATAAGACACCTAGTACGATCCCCACCGCTGTGATTAACGGTTGCAAGGTTACGAACGCTTGTTTGAATGACTCAAATGCTGGCATCAACCAAGATATTAAAATCTGTCCTGCTTGTTGCATTCCTGTCATAAGCCCATCAAACACAGGTTTTACGACTGCACCTATGGCGGCAAACACTGGCTGTAAATTACTCCAGTTTGCAATAACCAAGGCGGCTAGGGCGGCAATAGCTGTACCGATAGCAATGAATGGTAAGAATGCAATAACTGCACCAGCTACAGCAGGAGCGATAAGCATGATACCACCGATTAGTGCACCAGTGATAACCCCAGCGAGTAGAATCATAGGAGCCGCCCAAGCTGAGCTAAATAACTGTTGAAAACCTGAGAGTAGACCTCCACTGAACTTACTTTGTAGGTCATCCAATGCGGTGTTTAACGCAGGTAGAACTGTGGTACCTAGCCAAGTATAAGCTGGTTGAGTCAACTGCCCTGCAAATTGTTGGGCTGACTCGGTTAAGTTCTCGAACTGACCCTTGGTTGTTTTCATGTACTCTTGAGTACCGCCTCCAAAAGTCTTCTTCATTCCTGCCATAATCATTGGGATAGCATCTTTAGCAAGGAGCTTTCCTTCTGAGCCGAGCTTTTGAACTTCCGCCACCGAGAGACCCATTGCATCCGCAAGGAATTGCCAAGCTGGTACACCTCGTTCAGCTAACTGCATCATTTCTTCCGCAGAGACTTTACCTTTGGCGTTCATCTGTCCAATAGCGACCCCAAGTCCTTTTACTGTCTCGGTTCCACCACCAAGGACGGCGGCAACGTCACCTAAGATAGGGACATAGTTTCGAATATCTTTGATCTCAAGACCCATACCCTTTAAGGATGTGGCTGTCTCGTCTACTCCTTTAAAATCGAACGGAGATGCCTTAGCGTAATCTTGTGTCCATTTCAATTGCTGGTTTGCTCCTTTTACGGAACCTGTGAGGGTTTTCCACCGAGCGAATGAACTTTCTAGTTCAGAGTTGGTTTTAAACCCAGCGGCGGCAACACCAGCGAAGGCGGCGGCTGTGGTAGCGAGAACACCTGTAATGATGGCGCTGGCTCTTTCTGCTTTGCTTGCCATACCTTCTAAGGCTCCGCCAACTTTACCAATCTGAGCAGAAGCCATGTCGGTTGCGCTCACTACAATATTGATCAAGCTGTTACTAGCCATTTTTATACCTCCTATCTAGGCATTGCGCCATTGTATTTTTTTAAAGCCTCTTGGCGACGATCTTTCTTTGATTGCTTCTTGTCCAATTCTGCAATGGTGTTATGAATAATCAAGAATTCCTCGATGACCTTATTATCCTGTCTGTCCAGCTCGTCAGGAAGCCACCCGAAAGTTTTGCACAGCTCATATTTAGTAAGAGCACTCGGCATATCCTTGGGTGGCTTTCCTTCATAGCTTTTCTTGGTTGCTAACTCTAGGCTTTTTTTTCGCTCTCAGTAATTCCTGATTGTGTCTTCTCTTGGACAACTTCGATGAGCTCTTCTACAAACTGAGGAGACAAAACGTTGTTTAGAGTTTCAACGCTGATAGGAAGTTTCTTTCCGTCTTCCCCTACTAAATCCCAGTCAACAATTGAGGCGGCTGTTTGAGCCGTAACCAATAGCATTGCATCAATTGATGATGTTCTACTCATTGGGTCGATCTTCATAGCAATAGACATTGCGTTACCTTTTTCACCATGAGATAGATTTTTCACTTGAATTTTTCTTCCCATGACAGTGATCTCTTGTGTGCTTTTCTTAATTAGGTAATCCATATTAAATCATCCTTCCAATTTTTATTAAATAAGGTTTGGTCGTGTGTCATAAGCTGTGATTTGAATATCTGTGAAGACTGCCTCAAGTTCTTGCTCTTGTAGCTCTGTAGCTGTCAAGCTGATAGCATTGGAGTCATACTTTCCGCCAAGCAATTCAACAACGATTTTATGATTCTCATCGTATTGATCTTGAAGGGTTAGTTTCATGTTTAAATCTTCACCGTTTGCGAACTGATTGTATACATCAGTGTTTGTCAAGTCTACAGTCAGTGAAGCTGTAATCTCAAGGTTACCCTCTTGCACACGGTCTGCACGGTTTTTACCGTTTAGAGTGTATCGTCTTTCAAGGTTGTTTGCGATCTCAAGTTCAAAGTTAGTTACATCAGCGAAAGGCTGGTTGTTTAACTCTGCGAATCCTTCGTAGAACATGAAATAGTTTTCCGTGTCAAGCACAACTGGAACAGGAGCCGTCTCGCTATCCTCAACTGTTGCAAACAGGATATCACCTTCAAAGGTTACAGCGTCATCAGAAGAAGCTGTGAGGGTGAATGAGTCGAATTTTCCACCGACATAATTACGAGTCCAGTTTAGCAACGCATTATGGTTTTGAGCTGTGAAACTTGGGAGTTGTTCTCCTGCTCTAGTAGGTCTGATTGTATGAATGAAGTTGCCAGCATTTTCAGTGTCTTCCACAGTATCAACATGACCAAGAGCGAACGCAAAAGGTTTGCCATTCTGTACTGCTAATGTGACGGAAGCATCTGTCTCGTTTGTTCCTTGGCGTAGCATGAAAGGAGCACGCAAACCAAGACTATTACGAGAGACAATGTTTCTGTTTTCCTCTGGAGAAAACTCTTCAATAACACCAAGTGAGCCGTATGTGTTGTCTGGAGCAGGTACACCAAACTCCGTTTCTTTTCCAAAGACAATAGTATTATCAAAACCATGAGATTGACTAGCCATTACTTATCTTCCTCCTTTTTCTTCTTGGTCTTTTTTACTTCCTCGAAGCCAAGATTTTTTAAATACTCAATATGTTTTTTACCGTACACAGTAACTTGTGAGCCATGCTTGATTCGACCAAGTGGAGGGAGAATAAGCTCTTTCTCTTCTTTACCTTTGTAGATTAGTTCTGTCATATTGACTCCTCCTAGGGAACACGCTTTGTTGCTGTAAATTGGATTTGAGCTCCTTGTAAAAAGTTGTTCTCTCCATACTCTACAGTTCCAAAGTTTAGTTCGTTCTGTATGTCAACCCTATCAACAACACCGCCAAGGCTTTTGTCTTTCTCAATCGCAACCTCCACTAGCTCAACTAGTTCAAGGCACTGCGCCTCGGCTTCTGCGCTATCAAGGATGTTTGTATATACCCATAAGTCTATATCCATTTGAAGTTCTCGGACTCCAAGCCCACGAATGGGTTTTCTCCGTCTTTTGATCTCCAATGTTACAGCAGGGAAATGAGTCAAGTCTTGATAAGCCTCACCGAATACGTCTATGTTGCTGTAATCCGTACCCTCTAGGTGTTGGCTAACTTGATCCTTTAAAGCGTTCTTGATGTCTGTATAGATTGAAATCATTGGGCAATCCTCCTTATGTAATCTGCAAACACTTTATTGATCTCTCTCTCGTCTTTGCTGTCTGTGTACATGAACTCACGACGTGGGATACGACCACTTCCAAAGTTATGCACACTAGCATACTTCACATTTGATCCAATCGAGTAAGTAAGCCTCTTAGGGGTGAATTGCTTGACAGCGCCAGAAGATACAGATGATCTCAAGCGTCCAGTATCATTCAATGGAGTTCCTCCCGATCTGTGAGGGTGCCTCTTTATTGTGGCTGGAGACAAGCTCTTCCACTTTCCTTTTGAGCCTCCTCCCTGTGAAAATCTGCGAGACATTGAGCCTTCAAGATATACGGATGACTGTCTCAATGGGAGTCTAAAATCTTGGCACTCTTTGGCGATCTGCTTCAATCTTGCATCAAGACCGTTAAAATTTACCGTTACCTGTGCCATATCGTCACCACTCAGGTCGATCTAATGTAAATATTTGTTCGCCATCGGTTGTGGTTCCAAAACCAGCAGGGAGCTTTACATCTGGATCAATGATTAAAACCCCACTCAGGATGTCATTAATTAGTTTGTCGATACGTTCTTTCATCTTGATATAATACTCATCAAGGTTTGGTTTCTGTGAAGTGTATGCGTCCTCTGCAAAGAAGAAACGAGCAAGGTCAACTGCTATATCGTGAATGATTGGGGGAGTGACTAGAAAGGGTGTCTTGTATGCAACCCCTAGCCGTGCATCAATATAGTTGGAAGCCTCTTGGATGTACTTTGTAAGTAGCTCGTCTGTGACTTGCTTTGAGAGGTTATTCATCACTAGCCGTAAATCATCTGGAGTTGCATACATGTTTTACCCCTCCTTACTTGTCCTCTTTTTTCTTGGTACCCTTTTTAGGAGCCTGCTTCTTTGGAGCTTCTTCCTTGGTTTCCTCTTGAGGTGCTTCTTCTTTAGCTTCCTTGACGGGTTTGATTACACCCATCTTGATTAGCTTGTCAGCAACCTTCTTTGAGTCGATCTCGATATGATCTCCTACCTGTACGCCAACTTTACCGACATTCTGCTCTAGTGCTTCGTACTTCATGCGTTTGCCTCCTTTAGTTCAGAAAAAGGGAAAGCCCCTGAAATTTCAAGTGCCTCCCCTTCTTTTAGTTATTTTTAGCCCGCTGGAGCGTTTAAACCTTTAATCAGGTAAACCGCTTTAGGGTCTGTTAAGTAAGCGTTAGTGAAACGAGTTGCACGTACAATAGTACGCTCGTTGCTTTCCTCGTTGTAAGTGTATGTGCGTAATGGCTCAGCATCAGCAATATCACCGATTACTTTCTTTTGTAGGATTAAAGCGTTGTCCTCTTGGAAGTGAGAATCAACAATAAAGCTAAGACCCATAAAGTCGCCAATGTATCCACGAAGCAATGCAACGTCTGTGTTATTCTGACGGAATGCGTCACGGATATTCTTGTTTTTCAACATTTGAGCTTCTTGCTCTGGGTTGATTACAACTGTATCCGCATAGTAGCCATAATCTTTAAGGGCTTTCTTTGCGTCAACAAGGTCAGCGATCATGTTTTCAGCGCCATTCGCAGGGTCATTCCAGTGATTATCACCTTTAGTAAGACCTTGGATTCCACCAGAGATAGTATAGTTTTGAGTTGCAACTTTGTAAGCCATCTCGTCAACCATACCAAGAATGTTAGTACCAAGTCGGCGAAGACCACGTTCGATCTGACCAGCTTGACCATATTTTTGCATCTCGTAAGTGACAGCAAATTCAAGACCATACTTTTTGATAAGCTCAGTTTTTTGCTCTTCACTTAATCCGATACGATCGTAGTTTGAACCTTCCCCAACTTCTGGAACGTCATCAAGTTTCATTGATCCGTCTTGGTTGGTTTCTGGGTCATACTGTGAAAACTTGATAGCCAGAGCATCTACCGAGATATTTGTAAATAGTTGGTCTGCTACGAATCCACTTGCTGTAAAATCCTTAATACGTCTATCTAAAAATACCTTTTTCAATAAAGGATGTTGACCTAGTACGATATCAGCCATTTGTCATATACCTCCCGAGTTACCCTAAAAGGATAACGATTTTTTGTCCAGTTCCGCCAGCCGTTACTGCTGTGCCAACTTTCATGTCTAACGTGTCAGTTTCGCCCATTGTAGCAACTCGCTTAGCGGAAGTTACTTTTAGTGAGTCTCCAGCCGCCACAGGTGCGCTGTCTGTTACCGTTGCGTATACTAAAGGTTTGTTGACAATTACAGTAGCCACTTGACCTTTGTCTCCGCTATAACCATCTGTTACACCGTCAACGCCAACTGATCCAGAGTAAACCATGCCAATTACTTTAGTGGAACCAGATGAAGCAGGTTTTACCTCACGGTCTCCAGAAAGCTCGACCCAATCACCAATCTTGACGTTTTGTCCAGCTTGTACCTTAAAAGTAAAGTTCGCTGTATGTGGAATATGTACTTCTACTTTATTCTTTGCCATTATTTAAACCTCCTTGTTGGCTTAAAGCCCTTTTCCGAATTGCTTGACATGCTCTTCGTAGAACTTGTTAGCCTCTTCTTCTTCCTTGCTTAGTCCATCTTCAATTTTCTCATCAGTTCCTTCGAACTCGCCTTGCTCATCAAAGTTAACTACAGCAGAGTGCTTCATAAACTCGTTGAACTTCTCGATTTGCTCACTAGACATACTAGAAAGTAATTCTTTGAGTGGCTCAACCTGTGCAGGAACAATGTGTTTATCCTCAGTGAACTTGACAACTTGGTTTTCTAGCTTATCTTGAGACAACTTCTCGATTTGCTCTTGTTGCTTAGCAAGCATCTTAGTCATTTCTTCAAACTGGACTACCATCTCTTGGGATAGCTCTTGATTTTCTTTGCTCATTTCTTGTTTCTCCTCCTTTGCTGGCTCCTCTTGTTCTTGCTTGAAAAGAGTAGCTCCTTGGACTTGTGGGAATGCAACGATTGAAACTTCTCTAATCCTAGAGGGTTTTACATTGCCTTGTTGATCTTTCTTGGAATAGAATCCCAGTGACAGCTTTTTCATTAAACCTTTTGCGATCCGCTCTTTGACGGTATCATCAATGATTTGGAACTTACCTAGTAGTTTACCATCTTTGACGTAAACGTCTCGGAGATAGCCTGCTGTGTCCTTTGCTGACTCTGAATGATCTAGCTGTAATGGTACTGGATTTTCAGGATCAAAGGATTTTGCCAACATCTCTAAATCTTCCGTGTTGAATGTAATTCCTCTGTGGACTCCTTCTTCAATCAAAATACCTTCTTTGATATATTCGTCACCCTCTAAAGGGTCTGACTCGGAAAAGCGTCCGATCTCGAATTCTTTCATGTGTGTGTCACCACCTCTATGATTCTTTGAAGCATCAAGCGTAAAAAAAAAGGGGGTTGTCCTATCATGTGCACACCAAGCCATGACAGGACAGTTTGAAGGATGTGTGTTGTTTGTTCGTTTGATTTAAGGGCTTCTCTTGCTCCCTCACACTTATTGTTATCAAAAGTAAACGTTTTTGAGTTGAATATATGGTACTTGTGTTCAAAACTTTTATGTGTTATATTCTTTATGGGTTAACTAATAGGGTAAACAATAAAGTAAAACATAAAGAATAAACAAGGTGTGTAATAGGTAATACTATAAGGGATAACTAATTAGTTCTAACCTCTTTGGCTAACTCATATATTTTTTAAAAAAAATATTACTAAGAGGTGTTGACAAATGAGCTTACTTAAGAGTATACTAAAGTCAGAAACAACAAAGAGAGTTGCCATAAAAGGGATAAAAGTAGGCTTACCAGTATTACTCAGGTATGCCAAAAACAAAAAGGGAGCTAAAAAGAAATGAATAAATTAAAAGTGATTGTAATTATCTTTGTCGTATGTTTAACTTTGGGAGCTATATCAAATTTGTTTGGAGGAAATAACGAGACAGCAAAACCAGCAGAGGAACCAAAAAAGGTTGAGACCAAAAAGGAAGAACCTCAGAAGAAAAAACCAACTAAAGACGAGTTGGCTATCCTTGATGAGAGCTTTTCCAGAATAGTAAATGACTCAGAGGGTGTTGTTGAGAATATCGTCCTTAGAGATAGTGGAGCCGTTCATGTAACTGTCAAAGAGTCTGTTTGGGGTATCTCAGATGAGTCAGCAAAAAAGAGTTTTATGTCTGGTATTCATCAAAGGGTCAAAATGTCCCTTTCGGGTGCTAATATCATTAAGCCAAAAGATAGCGTACTTACTAAGTTTTATAGCACAACTGGCGACCTGTTAGCAGAGAAAAAACTATACGGGGATAGCTTTAAAATTAAGCGATAAAAAAAATGGGGCTCCCTTTGAGGGAAGCCCTTTTATTTTTTCTTGATTATCCCACCATTTGAGGATAACAAACTAGGTATGTTTACATTGTATTGGAACCCTTGAGGTGGCGACTCTACAGATATCCAATCCTCTTGGTAATCCTCAAACTTGGAGATTGGCAACCATTGAGAGCGACAATTAAAGTGGTTTGGCGGTGTATACTGCTGAATTACATCTTGATTGTATACATTGATTATTTTACCATTTAGTTCGCTACATAGGTCTGTAGTCCTACTATCTGTGATAGCGTCATACTGTAAGGCTACTACGAATCCATCCAACTCAGGGTCTAGCCATCTAGCCAGCTTCCCAGCGTTGTAAAACTTAGTGGTTTCTGTTCTGGCAATGGTCTCAGCATGCTTCTTACCCATCCAGAATCCCACAGAGTCAGCTACCTTGGTTATCATGTCTCTTCCTCGGTCTCCGCTTTCAAGGCTGTCAATGATGGTCTTCCTCAATTGCTCACGTACGGTTTCCTCAGTGATCACACCTATTTCATAAGCATATTGAAGGACATACTCAAGAGCTTGCCCACCTATAGAGAGTGTCCAGTCAGGGGAGAAACTTACTTCGATACCCTCGTTGAAATTAGTTCTTTGAGCCAGCTTTTCATACTCAAGTTGCGCTCTTACAGCTCCGCCCTCGATGGACTTCAATACGAGGTTCTTCAAGAGTTTATGCCATTCTTTGGAGGATGGAATTTTTAATCCATTGATTATCGAGTTTATCTGGTCGATATTGCCATTCTCGAAAGCATACTCTAGTTCCTCTTGGACTTGCTCGACTCGTTTGATCATTTGCTCTTGGCGCTTTTTGTTTAGCCTCTGAGACTTATCAAGAAAGGCTGACTCCAGAGCTTCCATATCTTCTATGGACTTCTTAGCGTCAGCCATCTTGCGCCGTTCTCCAAAGGTAATGACCTTAGGAGTTAAAACCTCAGAGGTGTTTACTTTCCCTCTGGTTGTGTCTCCTCCTGAGAGCCGCTTTCCTCTTCGTTTGAGCCTTCTGAATCACCTTTAGGGGTAAATGCCTCAAGTGCTTTCTGTTTGCGCTCCTCGATAGACTGGCGAACTTCTTTAGACATTACAGGGAAGCCAAGCTCTTCACGTAACCAGTCTTCCTCAGGGGCAATGACAGAAGCGTTGATCAACTTCTCAAATACACTTGACAGCTTGTCGATGTCTCGATCTGCTAAAGGCTTGAATGTGAACGCAGGGTACCTTGTAACGTTAGGGAAATTCAGGTCAACCAAGGGTCTGATTATTTCTTCCTCGATAAGTGATTTGATATCACGCTGAATGCTTTCAAGGTGGATCATAAAGATGTCAAATTGGTTTGAAGACAGTGCATAAGAGCCAGATTGACCACGTGACAACCCTAGGAGGGATGGCGGTACAAGGAGTGATTCCATGATCTTGCGGTCGTGGTGCTCAATGTATCCAATGAAGTCTGCGTTAGTTGTCTGAATAGCTTTTACATCAGCTCCGCCAGATAGTCCTAGTCCAGTCATACCATTGATGTTTCTCAAAAGGCGTGTGATCTCAGGTACATCATTTTTGTCCTCTACTGATCCAACTAAAAGGGGCGTACCATAGCGCTCATAAGCAATGTTGGCGAATCTGTACATTTTATCTTTGATGAACCAGTGCTTGTACACCGTTCTTAGTCTGGATTGACCGTAGATATTACCAAAGCGCTTTTGATGGGCATACCATAAGACTTTATCAGCAGGTATTTTGATTGTTTTGCTTCCGATGCGTTGTTTGACATACACGAGGTCGCCAAAACGATCCGTCTTGCCTGCCACACTATAAGGGTCAAGTGTTTTCAGCTTCTTGAGCATGATCTTGCCATTTTTATACTCGAAGACCTTCTCTGTACAGCTATAGCCATACTCAAGGGCTGTCATGATCTCTTTGAGTACATCTTCCATGTTGCCCCTGATCATTTCAAAGTTCTCATTGATGAAGTCGGCATACTTTTTAGACTCATCGTCGTCACCTGTTACGGTGAAGCCTTTTGCGGTTGCTGATAGCTTGATCATGTCAAGGGCTGACTTAACTTGACCATCTGTAAGCATCTTTTCATATACTTCAAGGGAAAAGTCTGTAGGGTTAAAGTCTTCTTGATCTGGTCGCTCACCCGTTGGGTCTTTCATGAGGGCGATCTCCTTAAACATCGTGTTGGCTAAGTCTGTTAACTCCTCTGCGTACTTTTCCGAATTACTTTCTTTATTGCCTCGCTTAAACATATCAAATATTCCCATTGTTATTCCTCCTGCTTTCAGGTCTCCGTAAGGAGAATCCAGCTATATTTTGACTCACTATATTGTCACTGAAAGTAAACACTACCACTCGTTTTCTGACGGTAAATCAATATCATGACTCAATAGTTTATCTTCTCCCCAGTTATCCCTCTGAGCGCCATCCCATTCGAATTTATTGTTTATCTCAAATATACCTTCTCGGACATAGTTCAGGGAGTGGAATGCATCGTCTGGCGTTCTGTGGTCGTATCTCTTGCGTCCAGTACCTTGAGTTGACTCTGAGAAGACCGCCTCAATGGCTGTATAGTGGTCAAAGAACATTTCTACCTTATCTGGGTCACTGTAAGGGATGACGATCTCTCCACGCTTGAAAGCCATGATAAGTGAATCCATTGAGAACGTTCTGTCTACTTGTAGGACGAATTTATCTTTTATTTCACGCTTTTTAGGGTTAGTCTGGTAGGTTACGTATCTTGTAGAGATGGCTTCTCTTCCGTACATGGCATAGAAGGATTCCCCCTCATATTGACCATACCCAATATCACCATTGATCTTCTGGACATTGTATTTGTGCTTCAAAGAGTTGATATAAGCAATACGCTCGTCTGTATCCATGTTAGGAGCGCTCTCCATGTGGACGATTAGGAGCTTTTTCTTGCCTTTGTGCATTGTTTCGTGACCAATTGTAATGATCGTCTTGGATTGCCCACCAGAGCCATAGTCAATACCCATGACGGTTGGGATATCACATTTACTTTGTAAGGACAAGCTCTTATCTGTACATGCCAGTACGTCCTCATAAGAAAGTGGCTGTTCATCCCCCGAGTAGAATTCCCCTAGTACCTCGTTGTGGAAGGTCATGTCATCCATGTTGTTATAGTCGTGCCAGATTTGGTTGGCGCTGATCCATGGCATATTGAGTTGGTTGAACAGGTACCCGCTGTAACGCTTGTTGTTTGGTCGTGTTTTGACCCATTGTCCATTCTCACGGTTCAATTCTGCTTCACACTCAAGGCACCCAAAGTATCTCCGCTCGTTTTCTTCTTTTTCGTTTTGAACCATGACGTTTTTCATCGACAAGAACTGATCATGACCGCATTTCTCACAGCATACTGACCATTTCTTCTGATCAGAGTTACCCCAGAGGACTTTGTCGTAATAGGAGCCCTTCTGTTTGGGTGTTCCCGTGTAGAAGCAACGTCCGTTTATCTCGGTTACCGCATCCTGTATCTCTGAGTGGGATACACTCTTCTCAATCGACTCGATGGCTGTCTGCCCGATGTCCTGAACCTCGTCAAAGAACACCATATCCCCTGAGATACCTCGAAGAGCATCCCCATCAGCCCATGAGGAGCCAAAATAGTACGTTGTGTTGTTCTTTAGCCCGATAGCTGTCTTTGCATCTCGGTTTTTGTTGACATCTCCTTCAAGAATTGCTCCATTTGAAGTTGCAATGGACTTTCTGAAACGGTCGTTGACAAAACGGGTTGTTTGTTCGTTACGAGGTGCCGTATATGTAATGGTTGTGTGCGGTCTCGTGTATCCATGAAAGAGAATGAGACGGTTTACTGTCTCGGACTTCTCAACCTGACGACCTGCTACGATAACTATACGAGGGTGTTTGTCTCGGTATACATCATACAAGTGCTCTCGGTGCTTAAACTTGAAGGGTTTACCCTTTACGGTTCCTGTCTTCTCGGTAAAGCCTACTGGATCACGCAAAACGTTACGCATTTTTTTTATTTCTTCTGCTGTCATGTCTCGCATTTTAACAACTCCTTAACTTTTTTTAGAAAAACTGTTGACATATTGGTATGACCTGAGTAATATAGAGTTAAGCAACAAAATAAACCTTGGAGGTAAGATATTATGGCTGTAGATCAGTACAAAGAATTTGTGGGATACACTACTCAGGAAGAAATGGACGAAAAAGGACACGATGGTAAGACGTTTGCTGTCTGGAAAAAGAAACGCAAGGGTGATACTCATAAGGTGCAGTTTTACTTCAAGCATTTTAGCGAGATCGCTCAATCCCGTGAAAGAGAGCTAAAAGATTTTGAAGCTGGTCGGGATGCATTCATCAAGGCTTACAAGCGAATTACTAAACTACCTAGTTCGAACATTTAAAGCGTTTCTAAGCGCTTTTAACCTATTTGAATATTAAACTACTTGGAACGCTCTCAAAAGGCTGTATGACCCCTTAGAATAACTCTGAGGGTGTTCCTAGAAAGGGTGATTGTTTTGTACAAGCAAGTTTATATGAAAGATGTAAATGTTGTCGCTCTCCTTAATGGTGAAGAGTCTTACGGTCACAGGAAAAGTGATCTTGAAAGGTACGGTGTACCAGCTTACTCTGTTATGGTTCATACAGATGATATTTCCCATTGTGGTAATCTGCCATATACCGAGTATATCGAGCCAAAGGCACGCTTTCATTCCCTTATGAGCATGAACATTGTTGCATCCACTAGGATTGATAAAAATTCTTGGTTCACTGAGCAGAATCCCAAGCGAGATAAAGACTATTGGTGGAAAGTATGATCATAGGTGCAACCCTATTAGTCTTACTCATTATTGTTCACATTGCCGAGATTGAAAATAAGGAGTGACCGCAATGGAAACGTTTGTTTTTATACTTTCTTGGGCAATCCTCGTTGGGTTTTACTTGCTAGTTATTGCTTGCTTGACAATGTGCTGTATGGTCGGACTCGCAATGTCTTCATACACAAAAGAATATTATAAAGGAGCTAAAAAGCTATGATCAAAACTAAATTGTACATCTCAAGAGACTGTTACGATAAAATCAACAAGGAAACTGGCAAGATTGACTGTGCGGGCTTCCGAGACAAGAAAAAGCTAGGGTTTAGCGTTATTGACACCGAGCTAGGAGCGTCCACAATCCAGATGTTTCATGATGACATACCTATTTTTATTGACCTTACAAGAGCGTACGATATCGACAACGAAGAAGATGAATATGACGGTACACCTTATAAGATTTATTGGTTCAAAGACGGTGTAGAGGTGGGGCTATTATGATGCAAGAACTTGGCGGCAATATAATTGCTATACTTGTGTGGGTATTACTCGTTACACTTTTGATAAGTTTCGTTATTGGTATTATCACGATTATGTTTAGCTTACTCAGGGGTAATAAGGAGAAACCACTCTGTAAGCATAACTATGTAGTATGCGACTACCGACCAAGCAATATGATTGAAAAGGTTGACCATCCTTATGTGCTGTGTTGTACTATGTGTGGTAATGTTCGCCATGTTAATGATACCCACATGGAGGCACTCATCAGGTTAGGTCTCCTTGAAAAGGAGGACGAGTAAACAAATGAGCCATTTACTATACGCCACACAGGAAGACTTGCAGAAATACCAATCGGGCTATCCTGCTCATATGATTGATAAGACACTCAAAGATAATCTTGTACAGATTCACCTTATGAGTAGTCCTGACAGGGAATTGACTAGCCATGTTCCTGTGATCGTTAACCTTGATTTGAACTATATCATTTACGATGATGAGGGCTTAAAAGGGCTCCACCTCGTTAGACAAAAATAATGTTTGACATGAGGTGCGTAATAGGTTAGACTAAGGTCATACCAATTGAGGAGGTAATACCATGACAAAACCAAATGAGCTCTCTTTGTTCTTGAATGCATCCTTACGGGATTACTACACGGGAACGAACCTAAGAGTAAAACTACATGACACGAATGATCACTCTACTTATTACGATTTCTTTATAGCTGATCCTGCCTTGAACTGTGACCATCACGTATTAAACATTAAAAGTGAGGTTCTTGACTTCCTGTGTCAACGAATACGCATTATTACAGGTCTTAAAACAGAGGTTGTCAGTAAAGGTATCCTTGTTTATCACAACTCCAAGGAGGTACACTGACATGTTAAACTATTGAGCTTGCCTCCCCCGAGGCGGCTCTTTTATTTGTTGACTGAGTTGACCCGCTGTGTTATACTTGAGAGGGAACCTCCCTGAGAATTTCCTATATAGTAAAACTAATTTTAAAAAATGTGACAGGGAGGGTGACTGTAGGGGTTGGCTCGGAGGGGAAAAGCCAATAAGGGTATATACTATTCTGTAAACCACACCCACCGCCTCCGACGAGGCTCCCCCGTCTTCATGAATTTTCGTTTTCCTTTTCCGAATTCATTCGAGGAGCGTTTTCCCATTCCCCCTTAGTTTACATAATGGTTGTTCTCGGAAGTTACTCCTCACCAGCAAACAGATCAGCAATACTGATAGGTGCTGTGTTGTCCTTGTGTTCCTTACTCAGATTAAACTTACGATCCATACCAAGAGACTGAACGAACTTGAGGAACTTACTATCATAGTCAATGTCAAACTGGATACCATTGATAGATTCCCCTGCATCAGCATACTCCTTACGTTGGTTAAGGATGAAGTTCCTTAGTGCCCTGTCTAGAGTCAGCACATTGATAGGGTCTAGGTCTAGCTCGGGGATATAGTGGTTCATCATCTGTACATAGAAGGCATCCTCTTGAGCGTCCATAGTGAAGCCCCCATATAGTCCATACACAAAGTGTGCTCGTGGGTTGAGGTTAGCTAGGGAACGCTGTCTTGCTTCCTCAGTCTGTGCCATAGGGGCTAACCCTCCATGAGCTTCACAACGAGTCTTACCCTCTACAGGGGGCTTACTACAGATACGACCATTCTTGATTCTGGCTCCACAGATAATGTCTACATCCTTTAGTAAGTCCTTGATGAGCTCATACTTCTTGATCCTTGCTTTGTCATACTTCATATCGTTTAACTCTTGGATAGCCGCCTCGGGGTCTTGCTTAGCTTTCCTGATGTAGTGTCTAATGTGTTCCGCCTCGTGTTTTGCCTCATAGTCTTTATCTTTCCAGTTCTTGCTCATTTGTATTCCTCCTTATTAGCTTCTGGTGTATGGTAGTGAGGAAGCGACCTCATCGGGGTGGGGG